TCATGGCGTTTCTGCATCTTGATTCGGAAGCGTTCGTGCCGCTCGATTTGAGCAAAGATACTTTCGCGCTTCATTTCGTGCCCTCCGTTTCGCGCGGGGCCAGCGCAGCCCGCCTGTATCGTTCCGTTTCCGAGACCATCTGTTTTGGTTCCTCTCCAACCGCAACTGGAAGTTTGGTCAAGTCGATTCCGCGCGACTCAGCCTCGGCAATCATTTCTGGTAGTTTGAAAGTTTTTATAATTCTCCACGGCATCGTCTCTCCTCCACCGAGCGCATTTGCCCAGAGCATCGCCGTGAAGCATTCGCTACAACGGATAGCGATAGCTTCTCTAATTTCGGTATCTGTTGGGCGAATCGTTTCTTCAAATAGAATACTCATTCGATTTCCCTTTTCGCGCGTCGCTCTAATGCCTTGACTAAAACCTTCCCCTGCGTCGGATATTGGGAATCGCAAAAATCCGTGAAATCCTCGCTGTTCTCCAGAGAGAACTGAGCCGCGAGCCGCAACGATTCTTTCTCGTCAAAAGACCGGCTTCGCTGTTTCGCTCTAACGTTGCGTGTCACGCGGTCAAAGAACTGCAAGTCGTCAACGAGTGCGTGCAAATGATTCGCGGATTTCTTCGTTCTCACTTCTTCGTCTCCTCACGCACCTGTGGTGCAGCTAATGTGAAGCGGCCCTTGAGCGCACGGATTGCTTCGTTAATTTCTACTGTGCCATATTTCTTCCTGAATTCGCGATGACCTTCTTCGCAGGGAGTATTCTTATCAAGCTCCCATTCGTCGTCGGCAATCTTCGCGCACGCCTCCACAATCTCATCCGCGTTCAATGGATTGGCCTGTGCAAATCCTGCCTCGAATTCCTTTACCCATTCCGCGGCTTCATCGCGCCAGTAGCAGTCGATTACATGGCCCGCATCGTGAGTATCGTAATCCGTCGCCTTGGACAGATGCGTGATGAATTCACACAAGTTTTCGTGATCGTGTCGAAACTTTAAAGGCGCGTTCAGTGGACTGGCCGCCGCGAGATTAGGCTGCCATGCCGTCGTGCGATGCTCTGGGTCAGGCGTTGATTGAATGGAATAGCTTCCACCCGGCAATACTGTTTCGCCAGCTTCCTGCGCGACCCCGGCCAGCGCCGCGTTATAAAATCTAGCTGCAGCTCCGATGTACGAAATTCCTTTATTCTGAATATCGTGAAACTCTCGCAACAGTTCAAGGAACTTGTCGAATTCCACGTGCGGCGGTGCAGCGGGCGCAGCCTTCTCTGCCGCGTCCGTGAACACTACATTGTGGGCTTCTCTACAAGAGCACTTTGAGCACTTCTTATAATCCAATCCCGGCTGGGTAATTCCCATTGATGTCCTACCCCACCCTTCATGGTCAATGAGTTTATGGCCGCAACCGCACACCTGATAGCGTGGCGCAGGAGCCTTCTCTGCGACGGCCCGCGCCTGCAAACAGTTCGGGCAATCACACTGTTCTTCGTCAGCGTACTCAAAGCAATGACAGAAAACGAGTACCTGTCTGCCTGCCGCATTCTGACTGGTGACTTCGCGGCAACAGCCACACTCGCATGGCGGCGGCTCAGCGACGGAGGCGGCGAGGGCGGCCATTATTTCGTCCACGTTACTCATGAAAAAGTTTTGCAGGTCTGCTTGCAATCGAGTGAATCTATCGCGGTCCTTCCTATATTCGTGATAACCGCTATAACTGTCAGACATCTTCATATTCTTGGAATCTTGCTCTTTCATCTTGGCATACTTCTCTTTTAGTTCGCGCAGCGCAGCTTCCAGCCGTTCCCGAGTGACCTCAGTCATTCAATTCTCCGATGCACAATTATCAGCCCTTGCTCTTCTGGCGTGCAGTCGCAACCATCAAACAGGATATGCCCATCTTCCAAAGCCCCGTTTTCATCGCAGGGCGCAACGTGCTGGCGGTTAACATCCAGCAGCAAGTCTTCGTCGGTTTGAAACACGCCCCAAAAATCAGAACGCAAATGTTTCTTCGGATGCTTGTGCCCGCAGTCAGGATAGTTACAGCATGGGCACCTTCTCTCAGCGTTCATCGGGTTGCCTCCCGCGTTGCGAATCGAGCGGCTTCTTGTACCGCAGTTAGAACTGGACGGTCGAATAAATCCTCCGGCTTGGTTTCAATTGCCGCGAGAGCCTCAGCCAATTCGCGGAACAATCCGCAGGCTACCGCAACGCACCTGTTAGCCGTTCGCTCCGACCAACCAGAATCCATCAATGAGTTACTCTCTGCCAGAGAAGAATTGCCTTCGAATCGTCGCTTCCAATCTTCTAGGTCAAAAGTTTTAATAGTCGTGTCGCTCACTTGCGCCTCCCTCGCTCCTCATTCGGCACCGCTGGCTTGCTTGGTTCGTTGCTCCGGGCGGCTGTCACGAGCACATTCCTTCGATGAAAGTCTCAACTTCGTCTTGGATGTGCTGCGCTAATTGCTCGCGGTTTTCTTCGATGTCCAAGTCGTCCCCTGCTAGAAAATACTTCGCCAGTTCGTAACATTTCACGTCATAACCTTTTTGCATCGTCTCCTCCATTGCTCCGCTCGGTGCTCATGGCCTCCCCTTCTCTCTGAATCCCTGCCAAATCAAATAGCCGATGGCGACCAGTAAAACTATCAGCACGATTGCCTTGCTCACGCCGTCCGCCTCCCCTACGCTTTTTTAATCCCTATCCATATCAGCGCTGCAATAACGGCGAAAAATGAGAATCCTTCAATCAACTCAAGCAATGTTTCCGGGCGACCAGAAAGTGCCCCAAAGCTGCAAAGCAGCGCAACAAAAGGCATAGCAACCAAGTCATAGTCGTCTAGTTTTATTCGCACGTCCGCCTCCCCTTAGCCTGCCCGCCTCACCGATTCACGTTCAGCCACAGTCGCACCGTTTCCTTTGCCTTGCCGCAGAGCACGTCCTGCGAACTGAAGCGAAATAAAATAAATCCCTCAATGATTGCGCGGTTATATTTGTCCATGTCGTCTTGCATTCCTTTTCCACGCGCATGGCGTCCACTTGTCCAGATGCCGCCTTCGATCTCAAAGGCCAGTCGTGGTCGCCTCACTTCACGCTCTGCGAAATCCAGCATCCATCGGCGGTCATCGCAGACACGCACCTCGCGCCGCACGAAAACATCCAGTTCTGCCATATGCTGCGGAAACAGCAAAACAGCCTCACTGGGCTTGCGCTTGCTTGCCTTTCTTTTCACCGCGAATGTCAGCCTTGACTCGCGCGATTATCTGCTCCACCTGTTCACGGCTCATATCTTCCACAGCTTCCGGGAATTCTTGTCCGCTGTGCTACTTCGATTCATGGCTTATCCTCGAAACTCACGACTATCTCGCTGTCTGGTACAAATTCATGCGGCCCTTCATGCCCGTCGAGCAACATGCACGTCGCTGGGTTATTGAAAGCCTCTGCCCAAGCGTCACTGCCCCACTCCACTACTTCGCTATTGCCAATCCAGCAATGCGGAACTATCACTTTTCCTCTCCAACTCCGGGCGCTCGCCGGGCCGCCGCTTTGAACTCTTGCCGCAGAGTCTGCAAACAGTAGTCTCCGTCCGTCGCTCCATTGGCTATCAAATCCGCCAGCCATTCCGAGTCCAATATTTCGTAAATCTGCCGCAGCGTGAGAACCTTGTCGAGATTCTCTTTGCGCTTCTTCGGCACGTGGCCGAGAACGGGAAGCTGTGGGAACCTGGTGCTCATCTTCGCGCTTCGTAAGCGTGGGCACGGTGAATCGTTTGGTGCGCGTGACATTTGCAGCATTCTTCGATTATTTCTCCGCTGTGGAGCACGCTCCACATTGCCCCCTCGTACGAATGCCAACAATGCTGACAGTTTTCTACTTTTTCTTGTTTCATTTTGTTCTCCCTGAGAATCTCGTCTGGACGTGCTCGCGTGTGTGGCAATCGCTCGTAAACCTTCCGCAACGCCACTCCGCGTTATGCAGGCAATCACAGCGACCTACGAGTCCACCTTGAACGTGGTGCCATTCGCCAGCTTCCCAAGCGCAGAGGCGTCCGCATTTCCTGCAAAAGCCTCTGTCTCGATTGAAAACTCTCTGGCGCTGAACTACTTTGTCCTCTCCGAATAAGTACAAGTGAGCATCGCGGCTGACGAAGGAACGCTTTTCTAGCAGCAGGCCGTTATCCCGCAGCATCTTCGTAACCGCTTCGTCTTTCTGTGCGCCTCTAGGCATCGCTCACCATTTCCAAATTCTCCCCTGCACCGCATTCAGAAACTCTAGCTGTTCCATAGTCCAAAATATTTCATCTGTCGGCCATCCCAGATGCTCTTTCACCATCAATAGAGCTAGAAGTTCTCGAACTTCGTTTTTGGTGTCGCACTCGATTATCATTTCCTTCCAAGAGAATCCGTATCTCATCGAGTTCCCGCTTCTGCCGTGCTAGTTCTATCCGCAGGTCGCGCTCCGTCAGCGTGCGTGGCAGGCCCTTGTCCCGAGCTATCTTGCCCAACAGTCGCATCACGTTTCGCTCGGGCGTCACGAAGTAGCCTTTCTTTCAAGCAGCTTCGTTCCATGATATTGCGCTCCATGAATGCAGTTCATCTGCTCGCCGGACATGAACCAAGACCACACTTCTTGCGCCGCATCGCCTGTTTGGTATTCCACTGTGCCGTCCTCGTACTCAATCTCGATGCGAACGCATTTCCTGTCCATCACTTCCTCCTTTGAACTACCGGCCCCCGCTCTCGCTTAGTCAGTGGCCGCAAATCGCCTTCGTCGTACCAAACGTAGAACGTCAGGCCGATAGCTTTGAGTAGGCGTTTAGTCACCGGCGAACCTCTGGGCCAGTCCCGGCATGAATCGCCACCTGAATATCGTGCTCGCCGGAAACTCGCTTCATCATCGCAAGGAATTTTCTTTGCGCTTCTTTTTGTTCTTCAATGGAAAGGGAGGGGGACGCGTTCGGTTTGTGAACGCGCTTTCTCTTACCTTTCTCCTGACCTTTAAAGGACAGTTCGGGCGCACTGGGTTGCGCAGGTGGGGCGCATTCCATTGCGCAGGTACTTGCTTCAGATTGCGCAGGGGCAATCTTTGCCGTGCGCAAAGTTTGCGCCCCTATCCATTGCTCCACTTGCGGAATTGAATACCTATTAGACCGGCCGCGAATCTCCGTCGTGCGGAGTTCTCCGTTGTTCTCAAGTGCCCTTAATGCGTACTGAACCTCACGGCGGGACAGTCGGCACTCAAGGCATATCATGTTGACGGACGGCCACGAATCACGGCCTTCACGATTGGCGTGCGATGCGATGGAAAGTAAAACGAGGCGGGAACCTAATCGGGCTTCTGACTTCTCTAATACCCAGGTAACGGCTTGCCAACTCACCAAGGCTCTCCTCGCACGAGAGATGAGGCCGGATAGTGCGAGTACCCGGCCCCCGTGACCAAAAGAAACTACGCTGTGTTCAGGCCATCTCATAATACAACTCCCGAGTAAGAACGCAAGCCCTTTTCTTGGTGTTGGGCGAAGTGGACTTTGCTCTCAAGCCCACAGCATTTGCTACTTTTGTGCTTCGTAAATGGCTGCCGTGCTGCCCCGCTCGCAGATTCTCTCGGCGTAATCAGCTACGCAGTTGGCTAGTTCAGCAGGGATAACCGCGGCGTCGCTAGCGTTCTTGTATGGCTTAGAATTCCTTACTTCCCTGATATTTCCATGTTTCTTTGCTCGTGCATATTCACCACCAGCAAGCGTTATCAGTTTATTCCTGACTCGCGCAGGGATAAGTGGTGGAACAGCATTACCCCATAGGAAGTATGGTCCAGAATGGTGAACAGCTGCTCCTACGAATTGCTGCGCCGATCGAACATTCTCCATCACGTAAGGAACTCCCGATTGCTCAAAAATGCTCCGAGTGTGGTTGAAAAGTCGTATCCCCATTTCAGGGTACTTGGGTTTTGTAAAGAAGTGCTTCATTCCATGCACAGAAAATTCCTCACAGGGACTCGAAGCCCAGGCAAAATGAAACCTCTTCACGTAATCGCTTGTTAGATTGAGAACATCCCAAATCCACAGTTCGCAGTTTGCCGGCGGTTCGCAATATTTCTTCAAGTCAACTCCTACTACGGAATGTCCTCGCGCTCCGAACGCTCCACCGATTCCCCACTTCCCGCAGAATAGGTCAAGAACTCGCACGTTTCACCGCCTCGTAAGTCGCTGCGCTGCTGCCCGACCGCGTGGTTCCGCGTCCTACTTTCACCAGATGCCCGCTGCACTTCAGGTCTGACACCCTCGCAGAGCATGTCTGGTGCGCGATGCCCGTGCCGTCCTCGCACTGCTCGCACGTCGAGCCGGGGTGCTTCAGGAACCAGTTATAGATGAGCGAGGCTTGCAGCGTCTTGGCTAACGGCGTGGGATTGGCTGCCTCGGATTCTGGGTTGCCCTTGTGCCTTCGGGCGGTGATGTCGCGTTTCTTCGGCGTGAATAGGCGTTTTATTTTCTCCGCCTCACCCGCTGTCTTTCCGCGTTCCCATTCGTTTGTAAATTCGCGCGTAGAGAAAATTCTGAAATGGCAGTTAGTTTTGTTCGGCCCGTTAAGTCCGCAGTCGTGGCCCATGCGGTATGCATATTGCAGCCAATCTTCGGTAGTTGTCGCAGGCTTGAAGCGCATATCGAGCTGAGTGGTCACCGTACACGCTCCAACTTGCATCCACACAAGTGACAGCGTTTTCTCTTCGGCTCGTAATACCAAGTATCAGAACAGCCTGTGCATTCCATCAAGTAGAACGTGAATCTGCCGCGCCGAACAATCAAGGCTTCTCGTACGCTCATTGTATCCTCACCATCCCCCCCCACCGTCCGAACCGCTTTCAAATCTTTCTGCGGCCACCACGTCCAAATTTCTCTGTACTCATACTTGGGATAGCCTGACTTTGCCTTGATTGTGCGGCGCTCAGTTATTTGAAAAGTATGGTCGTAGCCTCTCGCCTGAACCCAATCTCCCGTCTTAAATTTCGGCGCTCGCGCAATCATTCTTGCCCCCAAAACTTAACGCTTCCCCCCACCGCCCTTCTGTTTAAGTTTTGGCCCCACAGGTCCACCGCAGCGGCCGCACGGTTTACGCTCCGCAAGAGATGCTTCGCTGCGATAGCCTTTGAAAGTGCAGACCAAACACTTCACGCGATATTTCATGCGGTCGCTCATTGTATCCTCGCCATCCCTCCCACTGTCTTGACCTGCGGGGAAACCAGTTCGTAAATCCTTCTGCGCTGCTCGCACCGCGCGCAATAGTCGTGCATATCCGGCACCTCTGCCCTGCATGTCCGGCAGAACACCTTGGGCTTCATCTGCTGGATCAGAAACAGCTGCACCAGCTTCAGCAACTCCTCCAGCTGCGGAGGGAAGGTGTAGGTGAGGCGGTTTCGCCTTGTGATTCGTTGGGTCATTTTCTCGGCACCGCAGAGAGCCGACGTTGAGTCCGTGTCGCTTTTAACGCCATCGGCTCTCCACAAGTGCATCCAACGCAGCGCAAGGGATTTCATTCGCTGCTAGCTTGCTCGTCAATCGTGCCGACGAGTCAAGATTCCACTTCCTCTGCTGCAAGAATCTTATCCAACTCCGTATCTGCTAGCGCTTCGGCCCATGCGCGTTCCATCAGCGTCAGCATAAAAGCCTTGTTCCGCACCTTGCGGAAGATTCGGTCTTTGTGTCCCTCAAGCCTAGCGCACAAATCAGGGTCTCCGGTGACGAGCACGAATTTCTCTTTGCGCTTACCATTCTTGATTCTCTCTGCCTGCGAAACCGTCACGTCCTCGAAGAAGCAGTTGTGGTCGCCTTCACCCTTTACTTCGACATCGTGCTTGAGGCGCTCCAGCAACATGCGCTTAGTGGGCATAGGGCGTAAGCTCCGATTCGTAAGCGAATCCCGAAAGGTAGTGCGCACCAACGAACTTGTAGGCGTAAATCATCCGCGAGTACGGTTGCAAACTAACAATCTCAACCTCGCGCGGCGCATCACCGCTGTTCTCCCGCACGAACATTAGCCGCTGCCCGACTTGGTACTTCGGCTCCGTCACGCTGATTTCACCGTCAGGTCTTTCACGGTTATGCCTTTGTCGCGGCAAGTGTCGTACAGCTTCGGCAGAACATCGTGCCGGATGAGCCGATGATTCTCTTTACCCGGAATGGCGTTGGGAATCGCGCGCTTCGCTCCAATGGCTTGGAGAGAAGATAGCGGACCGGTAATTTCTACATCCTTGTCCGGGTAGCCAACGATGAAAATCACCTTTTGGGCGTCTATGCCAGAAGCGCTAGGGGCCGTTTTGCGGCGTTGCTGCGCTTCGGCCAACTTACGACGCCCGACTTCTTGCGCCGCTCCCGTAGACCCCCTTTCCGTCATTTCTTCGGCAGGTGTAGGCTCATATCCAGCTAGGACAGGTACGAAGGCTAGGACGTTCCGCAGCGCCTTGGCGCACGCCCTGGTCTGAGCCATGCTCTTGAGCTGATACATGGGCTTCGATTTCCAGTTCTGCTCGTCCTTGAGGCACATCGCCTCGGCTCCTGATATTTCAAGTCCAGTATCGGTGCGAACAGCTACAGCTCGCGCCTCGAATCCCATGATGTCGCCATACTCAACGAGCGTAGTGGAAACCACCTTCGCTGCGATGCCGTAGAAGCGCCCGACCGTCTGCCAGTCCTCGAAGGTGAGGTAGGTCTTGCCGTTGAATCTGACCTTGTCGGGCTTCGATTCGATGACTTCCTGCAACGCCTTCGCAGCGCGCTGCGCCTCGGCCAGTACAATCCCAGGCTCCCGCGCCACATGCAAATCGGTTGTCTGCGCTAACGGAACTATTTCTGTTCGGACAGAGGATTCGACAACTTCCGCGTCCACATATTCCCGGTGATTTTCCTCTGTTCGTCCGCTGCCTGGAAGATGGCCCGGAGCGCCTCCGCTCCCTTGCATATCGCTTGCTGCGTTTCCGCTTCCTCGGTCTTTGTCATTCACTTTGCTCCTCCAGTTGGTCTAGTAAATCTTCGATGGCTTCTTGCTCGGTTGCTCCATGCCCGTGGGCGCAGTTCGAAACGTAGCTTCCGCGTTCGTAGTCGTAATCCGCGTCATAGATGTTGCTATCTATGGCGCTCCAGTCGAACCCGCGAAACGGAATCGGGGGATAATCGAAGCTCGTATGCAGGTCGATAACTTCGCGCGTCGCAAGCAAAGAGAGTGGGCGTGTCATACGTCCTCCTCGATGTCCGCTGGGTTCCGGCACCAGCAAGCGCAATATTCCTTTTCGCAGAAGTCGTGGTGCCGCTCGGCGCACATCTCACAAATTTGTGGCGTGTTCTGGTCGCGCTGAATCAATTCGTCCTCGTAGGACATGACGCCTCCGGTAGTAGGTGCTCAGTCTCCTTCCACAAATCTGCCTCTGTGCGTTGCCGCAGCATCTCATCGAGGCAATCAAAGAATCCTTCCATGTAGCCTTCGGCGCGTGCATGGGCCAGTTGCGCTGCGAGTTCCTTTGCGTTGCTCACGGATTTTTACTCTCTATAGAACGGATGTAATCGAAGGCTTGCCTAGTAGTCTCAAATCTTTTACAGACGCCGTGATTAAAGGCACACCCTTGACTTTCGCCAGCCTGACCGCTGCCAACGACATCAGCAACCTGTACTCCATCGGAATCATAGAGCGCACAGTTAATACTTCCGCATCGCCAGTGATACCCTGAAATCTCTGGTGGATGCCAATAAGCGCTGCACCCCACCACCAGCGCAGCCAGAATCCCGAGTAAAACGAACAGCAGGCAAATCCCCGCCGTGCGCGCCGTCGCTTCCATGCGCCTGTCGTGCAGCGTTTCTCCCCAGCCATCGCAATATTTGCAGGCATAGTCGCCCGAGACTCCCTTGCAATTGGGGCACGGTTCGCGCCTGAGCACATTCTGTTTAACAGCTATCACGGCTTCCTCCAGTCAACGCGCTTACATCGCGGGCACTGGACAGGTTCCTTCACTCTCGGAACCCATATTGCGCCACATTGATGGCACGTCTTTGCTGTCCACTGTTTCATTTCTCGCGTAGTTTATTATTATTACCCTGAACTTGTCAAGAAAATAATGCGTCTATTTTTGTTACCGGATGGGTAGTTCCTACCCCGAAGATGGGTAGAAATGTTACATCTAGGAAGGTATGTAACAAAATGTTACATAGGTTTGGTAAGTGCCGTGCTATCTTTCTTATAGGTTTTGAAGTAGAAGTGCCTCTCTCTTGGTGTTGAAGGTGGGTTGAAACAACTCAGAAGTCAACGGTGGTACGGGTTGGCAGGAAGTCCATCGAAGCGAATCTCTCTGAAAATTTCGCGCGACACAAATGTTCGCACAGGCAGCTTGGCCACCGAAATTAGGCCGAAGCGGTTTTCTCTCCGCTCCCGTTCTCCCAGGGTGCTGCCCATGCGAAGGTCGAAGGCAAGAGAGGCGGCGGGGAAGTGACCGCCCCTCGCCCCTACTGGAGGGAAACTCTACGAAATTTCGCTGATTGTGCCGCCAGTCGGCAGGTTAGACGCAACCGGCGCGACGATGGGCACGTTTAGCGGAGTAAGTTTCAGCGGCGTCGGGAAGTCCGGCCCGCTGACCGTGCAGGCCAGATTCAGACTGCCGGGGCTGCCTGCCGGTGCGCTCCCCTGCAAGTCCGACGCTGGCGTGGATACCACGACTTTCGTCGGGTCGCCACCGGGGTCTGCGGAAAGCACTGCGGACGGGTCATCTGACGCGAAGCTGATTTTGTCTGCGGCGGGCACAACGGAACCTGCCGGTGAAAAAGTGGCCTGAAAAACATCCGATGTTCCTGCTTGAATCTTTCCATCTGTTCGCGGCATTCCATTTTCTCCTAATTGAGTGATTGTGCCCCCGCTAGGGAGCGTAGTTTGGTGCTTGCCCGCCAGCACCCGCAGCCAGTAGGCAATCTCGTGTAGTACGTGGATGAGGCGGTGTTCAAACTCAGACAGCTGCATTGAGCCACTCCCTGAGCGCCGGAGTTACGATGTCGATGAGCTTTTGCGCTGTAATGGCCTTCGCTGCTGCGGTCGGAGAATTAATCAGGATGCTCTTGACGCCTTCCGTGCCAGCCGTAATCCAGAGGCTCACCGTTCCATCCGTGCTGGTCAGCGTGATGGTCTTGTCAAACATCCCTGCCCTCTCCGTCCGGGTCGATGGTTGCAGCCGTGTCCACCGTCGCGTTCATTACCGATGCAGCGGCTATAGCGACCACCTTGGGACTGCCGCTGTGAAAGAGCTTGTGGAACGCCCATGCGAACGCCTTGACGGCCTCAGGCCCTACGACGCTGAGTAGCGTCCCACCGACTTCCAGGGGAATGCTGGCTGGGGAAGGAATCGCCCCTAGCTGCTCGGCAATGGCTCCGACTTCCGCCACTATCGCTTCGGCTTTGGATTCTCCGCTCACTGCAACCCCGGTCCTAGAGTTCCACAATAACCAAGTTCAGCCAAGGCAACAACATCACTGCAATTCACAATCCGCATTCGTGGTGTTCCCGAAAGTGTGACTGCTGCGGGCAGAACTTTGTCCCGAAGGTCTTGCAATTCCTCTGCGCTCGGAGCTGGCCCGACGACGGGAGTACTGAATGCGACCCAGATGTTCACAGCCGCGACAATTCCAGTGACGATTAGTTGTACGCGCGCTTGAGATTTTCCGCTCAGGACTCGCAACTGTGCTAGCTCGGCAGGACTCAGCAGCCCGCTAGCGAAGATAGTGAAACACGATTGCACGCGTCCCTTGGTGCCCATCACAGTCGGGACGGTCGAGATGCACTGCGCGAGCTGGTTATCGAGCGTCACGGCCAGTGCCGCGAATTGCGTGGCTGGCAACTGGTCTTGCGCGGGAAGGTCAGGAATCGTTACGCGGAAGGTGTCGATGATGGCAGCGATAACACGCTGGGTTGTGGCAGCCGATTGTGCGTTGCATCCGGCAAAAAGTAGAACTACGAGGCCCACGGCGAGAAGTTTCTTTTTCATGGTGCTCCTATTCCGCTGGCATTCCACACTGCGATAATATCCCCTTTCTGATAAATTGCACGAACATTGTCGTCCGGCGACACTGGAAAAACTCCCGTCAACTGGCAGTGTGGCGTGTCTTTTTCTGCTCCGTGCCACTCGCTGCCGCTAACAAGTCCGAGAGACTCAGCGATAGAAACCAGTCTTGCCCATGCTGGGTGAGCCGTGTCCCAATCGGGGCTTCCGGGCGTAATGTCCTCAGGTACGAGGTCAACCGCAAGGCCATAGTTGTGCCAGGAATAGCCCCCTCTAGCATGTGTAACAATTCTTCCAGGTGTTGTTCGTCCTTCGGCATAGAGTGCATCCTGTTCGGCCCATGTCCTGAGTCCCTGCGTCACCTGAACGTCCAGCTCCGGTGCCAGCGCATCCATCTGCCTGATTGCCGCTGCGAGCTTGGGATGCACCTCACTCAGCCGCTCAAGTGATATGGTACTCAGAGGCATAGTTGTTAATCCTCTCCCCGCTATTCCCCGCGAAGAAAGCCCAGATGAAGAATCCAACCACCAGCGTCGTGGGCACAAACGAATTCAGCCGCATCCACGTCTCCGGGTAGAAGGGATACCCAAGCGTCCATGCGTACTCCCAAGCGGCCAGCGATAGCCACAGAAGCGCCAGCGGTATTGACGCCCCGCGAACAATCGGAGCGAACACCGACAGGCAAATCCCCAGGGCAAATATAGCGCAGCACTCCGCGAGCGAAACAGCCAGGTAGCTTGGGAGCGTTTGCATCTCAGAGGATAGACCGTTGATCGTGAAGGCGTAGAGCGCCACGGGAAGCGTCAGGCTGATTAGCAGCACGGCAATCCGCACCTGCCATACCACGATGCGCGAGCACTCCAGCACGTAGCCCGCCGAGGCCGCGAGAATCAGGAACGTGAAGATGCTAAACGTCGCTTCGTACAAGACTGTCTCCGGGTCGAGCGCAAACATGAACAGATAGCAAAACGTGTGCGCTGTGAAATACGCTCTCAGCCACTTAGCTCTTGCCCGGCTCAGGTTCGCTAGGCTCGCCGTCAGCAATAGGAGTGATGGAAGCAATATACTTGGTTCCAGCTTGAAAATATTGCGCTCCCTTCCCCGGAAACTTGAACAGCACTGTGTTCCCGAGAACTTGCAGGGCCTCGATTTCCCCTGCGAAACCTGGGGGATTTGGTTTTCCGCTCATATTAACGCCTCCTGTAGTCGGCCCCATTTACAGTCTTGCCTGTAATGGCCGAAAATGCTTCGCGTAGCTTCTGCACGTCTATTTCATTCCTGCAACTGCGCTGGGCTGCGGCGTCCCACTCTTTAGATTTCCTGCCGATGTAAACAGCATTCACAATCAGCGTCAGCGCGACGTTCACGATAGCCGTTACCCCTGCAATCGAAATCGTCGTCTGCCAGTCGGGAGCGACCATCACGCCTCACGTTTACGAGAGCGGCCCGCCACAGGCCACCTTTAACTACCTGTGAATCACACTGACCATCGGCCCAAGTCCCGTCAGCAGAAACGCTAGCAGGCCAGTCCAGAACATCATGCGACCGACTTCGACCAACTTGGGATTGGACGCCAGCGCGTACATTAGCAGGCCAATCACGCAAATCAGTAAACTCAAATAGATAAGCATGTCACTCTCTCCTTTTACGGTTTCATCTTGAAATACAGTGCAGCAAGCGCCAGCAGGAACATGAGCAGCGAGAACAGTTTGTCCACGTTCCACTGGCTCTGTTGGCGTCCCTCGATACGCTGTCCTGCCGCACCCACGCCCTGATACTGGTTCAGTTCCAGCACGGCGATTCGTTTGTCTTGCGCCATCGCCTGTGCGCTCTGTTTCTCTAGCGCGAGCGCTACGTTGTTCGTGTTCGCTACCAGCAAAGCATCAATGCGCCGCGCCTCCGCTGCCTTGGCGTCGGCCTCCGACCGCAGCCTCTCAGCGGCTATCTTGTCAGTGTAGTGCTCCGCTTGCTTTCGGAGGTCGTCTATGCGCCTGTTCTCGGCTTGCCGTAAATCATCCTGTCTGGTAATCGCCGCCGCTACCAGGCTGAGCACGTTGGCGGTCGGGTCGATGAGCGGAATATTCTTCGCCGCTTCCTCCAGAACTCGCAAACGCGCATCAACGTCTGAGTTAATCTCCGTCACGGCTTCGGTGCCTCCGGCGCTTCCTTGGTAACGGAAACCGTCTGCTCAACCGTCACCGGCGCTCCCGTTGAATCCCTGCCAGTTTGTATCGTGTGTGATTCAGCCACAAGGACATTGGGAATGTTTTCCTTTAGCCAGTCGGGAGCAACCTTCGACGTGCCGAACCAGTCGAGCAGCGAATCTGCCAGATATCCGAGCGTGAACGACGCCATCGCACCTTGCGGGAACGCGAACGGAGCTTTCCATTGCGTGAAGAAAGCGAGAATCGTATTCACGTCGTAATGCCGGTACAGGTAGAAAATAGGTGCCTCAATCGCCATGCGAATCAGCAGCACGTCCCAGTTGGCCTTTAGATATTCGTGGCGCGATTTGATTGGATTCGTTTTCGAGCGAATCGCTTGCGCCGAACGCTTGAGCACAAAGAGAAGCTGCCCCCCAAGAAACGCGAGGTAGTAGAGCACGTCGCCCAACTGGTGCTGGTTTAGGGGTATGGTCATTGCACCTTTCCTGTAATCGTCTGTGCTGGCTGCGCCGGTATCGTGATGGTTGCCGTAGTCGGAAAACTCCCTGTTGGGAATTTACTCCACTTGCACGTTGCATCATATACCCAATATCCGTCACCCGCTCCACAGTAAGTGACTACTCCGCAATGGACGGGGCAGACGTTGGGGTCAGTGTGCAGCGAGCCAGCGGGCACGTTGAAGGTGAAGCACTGAGCTATACATGGGGCTGGAGGTTTAGGAGCGACGGAGAACCATAGGCCCAAGCCACTCTTTAGGTTCTGCGCTCCGCTGAACATGGTTGTACCATTCCATATCCCAGATGCTTCGTTTCCACAGTTAAACAACTGAAGCGGAATAGAGCATGCCGTTACTGCGATGACATCTTCGTTCCCATCGTATAGGTTATCGCTCTGCGTCTTGAATCCGAAGTTGGCATTTTGCCCGCCTACGAAATCGTGCGACCCCCAATGGACGTAGCCCGCCGATTGGAATATTCCGGTCGCCCCGAGCGTGTGAAGGAGATTGTTTGTAATTGTGTATTCCTCTTGCCCGCGTAGCTGCTGCGTTGCAAGGCAGGGAGAGTTCCCACCGCACCCTTTATTGCTCTGCGTTGAAACAGGCGTCTCGAATAGCACAAGCGGTTTCTGAAAATGCGTGGTCATAAATCCGTACTTGAGTAGCGATTGTGAGTCGAGGGCCGTGTCCATCAGCGAGCCTTGGTCGTAGGCCCAATCGCACCACACTTGAGCGGCGTCGAGCACAGGGCCGCGCGGAGGAGTCTGCCACGTGCCAAGATTATCCGCGCAACCGTAGGGGATGTCTGGGAACACGTTCGTAAATGTGCCCTTCCAGGTCTTGAAATACTGCGCCGCCATCTGCCCTTCCCAAGTGGTGGTGTCTGTGGCAAAAGTAGCGCCCGCATTTGGAGGCGCGAAGTCTCCACCTGTCTGGCAGACGCCATGGCCGATGCTCTGGAAAGTTGCGCCACTTACTTTGATGTCTCCCAGCGTATTTGTGAATGCTGGAGCAGCGCCGGATATCCCTGCTACTGTGACGACTTGCCATGAACTGCTGGCGGTATCCTTGAACTCATCATAGACGTTGTAGGCGTGGCCTACCTGATAATCGGGTAGTGTGACGATGCACATGCCTTCGCTGCCAGTCCATGCGTGGTGAGACGAACGGGCGTTTTCATCCAGGAGTCCGCTTCCCGTAGGCCAGCCGTTTGCGATGTAGTTCGCGTTGTACGTCGCACCCGTGTTGGAATTGGCTGAGAGCGTGATGGAGATTGCGCCCGTTGAATAGACGATTGAGCCTGTAGTGCCTATCCCTGGCCCAAGGCACGTGACTGTCGCTGTCCCAGTTACGGTGGTTTGGATTCCCGTACAAGTCCCAGGGCCTGTAAAGCTGCTCCCCGTGGTGCCCGCTGTCGTCACCTGTTCGATGTTTCCGTTTGAGTCCATGAATACGGAATTCAGCGGATAGCCCGTGCTTCCGTGGAATGGCCCAGCATTTTTCAGGTTCCCCGCGCCGTCATCTCCTGCGAATGGAGTTGGGCCGAGAATGCCAGCACCAGGCGTAATATAAATCATTACGGAGTACGGGCTGACAACCGTGCTTGCTAGGGTGTGATTGCAGAATCGGCTAGACCCAGCGCCAGTGCAGAGTAATTCAGGAGTCCCAGAACTGCTCGCCAGCCATGAGAAAGTCCAGCCTATGCCGGTCCCGCTAGAGCCAAACGTGGTGTAGCTTGACCCCCACGCGGTGTTGAGCGCTCCGATGGTGCCATATTCCTTCGATAGGAAATCGGAGAGGGTACAAGGTGTCGTCAGCGAGCACGTTGCTGGAGGAGAAGCGGCGGGAGTTTTTGTGTAGATGAGTGGGTCGGGATAAATGAACGGAGGCTGCATCCCACCACCGTAGGGTTGCGAGGTACTCAAGGTCTGCACCGGAGAAGATACCGCTACCTTCCAAGCGTAATCGCAGTCGTTCACTTGCAGCGGAAGATAACTGTGGAACTGCCAACCAGCATTCGGCATTCCGTTGAAGTCGGTGTCCTCTCCGCTGTGACCGATAGTCCAAGGACTCTTGAACGCATTGATTGTTGGAGCGTCACTAAGCATGTAGGCTTGCTGAAAAGTCTGGAATCGCGGGTCGAAGAAATCTCCTACTGCATGGCTCGCGCCGCCGCAAGTCCAGTTGGAATCGTGCGGGACGCTGACGTTGTGCAATGGCTGAGAAACATAGCCGTTCAAGTTGGCGCTGCTATAGAGGCCGGTCTGTACATCATTCCAGAAAGGAAGATGCTGATTAGTCGGACAGTTGCCGCTGGCCGTTGGCGAGTATCCGGTATCGGACAATGGCGCAATCCCATTGAAATTCAGCGAGACGAAACTGATTTGCTCCTCTCTAACCCCGGTACAGAACGTGCCGCCAAACTTCGCTTGAATCAGCGCCTCAAGGCCAGCCCCAGCACCGCAGCCTTGTCCATCCGATGCGCATCCGATAGCTTCAAGCCATTGCCAGTTGTCGAGCGGAGTCACGAACTGCGGGCCAGTTCCGAATGGAGTCGTAATCGTCTGGATGTTGTAGCGGGCTGGGGCAATCAATCCGGCGCTAGCGCTAAGGTTCGACCCTGCCGCCGATGGTGCGGTAAGCGTGAAATTCGTGGTGTTGGGGCAACTGAGAATTTGCGCGCCACTGACCGTGCAATTCGTTGACGTGATGATACTCGCCCCGGCGCTGGTCGTGTTGTTGACGAACGCAGTGTTGAGCGCCGTGACGCCTGTACCAGAGATGTACATCGGCTCGTTCACAGCGAATAGGTATCCGCTGGCATTGTTTGCCACAACCGTCTGCGTGGTGCTTCCGCTGTTCTGCGTGATGGATACAATCGTGAGCGAGTGTGCGTGCGCGCTGCCGCGAACGACTGTATTGCCGCCGAACACATCGTTAGGATAATTGTAGGTCTGCGCGGAGCAGGGCAAGGCGCACAAAAGATAGATTGCCGCCACCGCCAATTTCAGGTACTTTCTAGGCATGGAACCTACCTTTCATCCTGACGCACCAAACCACGAGGAAATCGCTCATCTTCGCAACCTTCTTTCACGCCTTGACTCTGGCGATGCTTCCATAAAGTTCAGCCGCGAGTTTCTCTCCGCCAAGATTACAGAATTAGAGCGCATCTAGTTTGTCGTCACCTGTTCCAAAGTTATGCTGATGTCGTAAGTCGGCGTGTTGGCAATCGCCGTGGAGTATTGGATGTTCGTGCCGCTCTTGGCGCGGAATGGAAACGCCAATTGTCCGAAGCTGCCCGAACCTAGCGCAGTACAGGTTGCCGCCGAAGTTAGTGACTGGCTCTGTGCTTGGTTGCTGGGGTCAGTCCACGAAATCGTTGGGTTCACGGTCGCCGCTGCGGATGAGTTATCGCAATTTACCGATACGTTTACCCTGTATCCAGCGTTCGCGTCAGGAGTGAAAAGCGTAGTCGCCGTAATCGCGGCCACTTGAGATGTCTTGGTGACGTTCGCTACCGTGAGAGGCTTGAGGATTGTTCCCGTTCCGCTATCGCTGAAACGGTTCGTCACGCTGACGAAGTTCATTTGACCAATCTTGGTATTGTTGACGTTCGAGCCGATGTTCACGCCGGTCGCGAATCCCTGGCATGTCGCGCCGTCCGCAATACTGTGGTTGGTCGAAGATGAGCCTGTGCCGCCTGTGTTCGTGAACTTGATACAGGCTCCCGTGCTGCCCTGCCCGATTATCTTCACGCCAGAACCGATTTGGTAGCGGTCACAAATGGAAGATGCAAATGAGCAGGTGAAATCTATACCGTCTGCCGTGCTCGACGGCGGCATCCAGGCTACGATGTCATCAAGAATGTTATCCGATGAAATGTTGCTCGTATTATCTACCTGAAATAACATGCATGGCTGGTTGGTTGCCCAACCACCAGTGGAATTCAGAACTGTCTTGCTGCCTCCTGGCCCACCGCAAGTTATGTGGCTGAACGTGTTCCCATGGTCGTCCAAAGAAATAAACGGAGGGCCAATATTGTTAAGCCCAGACCTAAAAGTTAAATCGTGGTAGTTCTTTCCGACGCCGTTGCTTACCGACATCATGGATTTCCCAGAATGATTCCCTCCTGGACCGCCATCGAAGAATTCAATCGGCCCAACATTGCAGTAATCACATGCCAAGAGGGTGAGGTGACTGGACCCACTGGAGCCGGTTATCCACTGAACATTCCCGCTAAAGTCACCGGATTCTATATTGGCGTTCCCATCGACTAGGAAGCAGCCTCCTACGGCGGCACAGGTTACACCAATCCATTTGACCCGCGTGGCCGCAAGGGCCAAGCTGTTGTTCAAAACATAAAGACCATACTTCCCATCTGCGTTGATGATGTAATCCCCTCCAATAACGCCAGGGTCGTCAATCTGGTTGTGCGTCGATGGAGTCTGGTTGTCTACGACGACGATGTGCTCGTTCGAGAATGGGTCTTTAGAATTAATAACTCGATGGCCTGTACCACCGCTAAAATTTATCCAGCCAGCGCCGCCATTCGTCGCTGTTGAGGACAAGCTGTTTATCGTGAGGTTCTGTACGGTTACGTAGTTAACCGGATGCAGTGGGTCGGTGTTTAGCCACACGCCCATCGTTCCCGTTGAAGGCATCTCTGCCGAGCAACCAATCACTGTGAAGTTGTTAGCGCCGGTGGTCAGAAACCACATATCCGTTGAGGCGGTGGTCTGCTGAATCGTGACGCCCGGTGGACACTCGATGGTGACGTTGGGAACGGTGACGTTCTTTGCCGCTGTTTCTGTATCGCTAGCCGTGATGAGATATTTAGTATTGGCTACCAGCGTGAGTGCCGCTATTGACCCGGCTCCGCCATTCACCACGCACAGGTCAGTTGTGCCTCCAAACGTCGTGCTGTTCACTTGAAACTGTGAGCTGCAAACTGCCCCGCCTGGGTTCGCACCTCCGCCTCCGCCTGTGCTGCTCCCGTAGAAGAATCCATTGACCCAAACATTCGCAAGAGCGCCAGCGGTGGTGGAGGTCGCCGATAGGAAGCCAATAACCCACGTGCCGTTTGCGGGCGCAGCCGCTTGAGCATGGCATCTAGGCCCAGACACCGTGGTCGTGCTGTTAATGACAAAGAATTCTCCCGCAGATGATTGGTTGCTGTCCATGATGCATTGTGCTTGCCCGTTCGTCGCTAATCCGACCAGCCCGCTCGTTCCGCAGTTGTTCATGCAGATAAACGTCGGTATGGTAGTGTCGCCCGTGCCAGCATTTATGGCCGTGTTCGTCGCCGCAATCACTTTCGCTGGGGCGTTGAGCGTCGTGCCGGTAGAGCCATCGTTTTGCAGCGGCCTCGACGGCGCACCGAACTCAATCTCTTGCGCTGCGGCAGGAAGGCCGAACGCTGCTATGAGGGCTAGAGTCAGAATAAGTTTTCGCATCGTTTTCCTATTGGCTCCTCTATTGAATGACAATCTGCCCGGCAAACGCCACTGAGAATGTCACGACTACGTTGCCAGAGTTGTCTATCGTCACGCTTGCTGGCCTAACTTGGTTGTGCGGATTGGCCGAGTCGTAGACGGTCACGTTGAAAAAGGTTGCGCCTAGCCCATGCGTGGCGGCTGGCACGCTCAGGGATGTTGTGCTCGTAAAACTGGCTGTGTACCTAACAGGTAGACTGGAATTATCTGCGAGCCAGTTGCCGGAGTTTGAAGGGTCAACGTGAATCCGGTAGCAAGCCCCTGAGATGACGGCCAATGTGGACGCAGCGGCAGTGTTGCCGGATTGGATTGTATTCGTAGTCGGTGCAATAGAATCGGTCTGCGGAGAATCGTTGCAATATGAGTAGACGAAATTAGGATTGCTGAGAGTCGTAGGCGTAGGTAAGGTCTGCGTTATCGAGATGCCCGACGAGTGCAAGTGCGTTATCACCGTCGCGTTGTCCGCGAACCCAACCAAGTCTGAGGCGACTGCTGCGCGCCCGCCTAGCCCCACTTGGTTGATGGTCTTGTTGACCGCAGCGTTTGCCGTGACGACGTATTCCGGTATCCACTGACCGTTCGTAACTGGCGGTGCGTTGCCGCAAATGATATTCGTGGTACCGGAAGCACAATAAACTGGGTCAGACCATTGTGATGCGTTGTTGACCGTTGACCCGCCGCCACCTGTCAGGCAGTTCACTCCCGCGCTCGTCAGCCCGGACATTTGCCCCGATACGAGATTGAAGTACACGCGGCAGAAGTTTGTCGCTGGATTAGGCGGCGGAGAGGATTGGCCGATAAAGTCGATGCTAAACGGCGTTACCCTGTGTGCATTGACCAGCGGATTCGTGTAGCTCCCATTCCCGCCCCACGGAGAGGGATTCGCGCCGGTGTCGAGGTAGCTTGAAGCGGGCGCTGAGATTGTCCAGCCATTTTGCGTATTGAAAAAGTTAGAGCCTGTGGTCTGCCGCTGCAAGCAATAGGAAGTGTTCGCCACGGCACCGGCAATCGGAGTCCACGTCAGGTTGACGGCGTTGTTGCCGCCGCCCACCACGATTCCGGTAGCGGTGATGGCCGGTGCTGAGGCTGTCGCTATCGTGCTGCAATTCCCGGTTGTGTCCGCGCGGATGGAATAGAAATAGGTTCCGGGAGCGAGTGAGCCGCCCGTTGTGGCTGACCCGGCGAAGTTCGATGGCGGCGCTGCTGCTGCGAACGAGAAGTCCAGAGCCTCGCGCACCGATTGTTGAATGTTGGCCGTGTAGCCAGCGTCGATTCCGTTGGCGAACAGTATCCCGTTGATAGGGTCGCCAGCGAGCGAGCGTTGCGCGTTGCCCGATGCGGTTATGCCCCAGCCGGAAGCAGGAGCCAACCCCTGAGTGAAAAGGTCGGTGCTCAAACGCCGTGGCACGCCAGTTGCTCCTCGCGGGTCGTCGCCGCCCGTGAATACAATCGTGTCGTTCCCATTTATGTTGTTGACGACTGCGCCGCCAACGGGCAGGCCGTTGCCGTCCACGACTGCGATTGTGCCTCCGAAACTTGAGCCGATAACCGTGGCGCTCTGTAAGGTGCCGCCATTCATCCTGATCTGCACGCCAGAGCTGCCGTTCCCAGCGTAAGAATTGCGAATGAGGATGTCGCGCCCAACGCAGCCAGCCATGTTTGAATTGAACGATAGAACCGCTTGTCCTGTGCCAATCGCGTCGGCGTCAATCAAGTGGTCAATCAGTATGTCGGTGAAGCCGCCCGTGAGCGCCAGATTGCAAGCGTTCCCGGTATCATTGCTCACGGTTACGAAGTCCGAGCCGCTCGGTGCAGCCTCGCGCGTGATGTTGCGGAAGTACAGGCTCCCGGCTATTTGCGTGTTCTGGCGGATGGTCGAGTGAAACTGGCTGCAAGTGAGGACGAGGTTCTCGAACGTGTCGTCGTAGGTGCCGCTCCCCAGATTGTCGGCGGGCAGCAGAATGTCGTGACCCGTGTTGCCGCTCGCGCAACTTCCCGTGCCGCCCTCAAGCCACTTGAACCAAAAGCTCGTCGTCAGCAGCGTGGCGTTATCGGTGTAAGTAGTGCCGCTGCCCGTGAAGCCGGTTGTCTGCGTCGAGAGGACTACGTTGCGAAGGGTAATGTTGTTATTGTTGCGCGACGCTACGGCTTGGTTGTAGCCGCCGATGCTCAGGTTCTCAAGCGTGATTCCGTTGTTCGGATTGGCCGACGTGTTGTAGGCCGCCCCAAAGCCAAACACCGGGCCAGCCGATGGGTTAGCGCCCAGCGTGGCAACTTGAATGACTGTCTGCGGAGCCATGCCGAACTGGTCTCCGCCATTGGCAATCTGCCCGCCGCCACGGAACGTGATGCCGCCGCATGGGATGTTGAACACCGGAGCGATAGAGCCGCTGCCGCCCTGAGCTTGCGTGACGCTGAATCCACTTGTGCCGGTCGCAGGCAGGTAGATGATGCCGCCGCCCGTGGGTGCGCTTGTGCAGACAGCGTTGATGGCTGCTTGAATGGCTGCGGTCGCGTCGCCGCCAGCGGTAGGTGCGTTGTAAGGTTGAGCTGTAACGTCCACGAACGGACGTGGGCCGGTAATGGACAAACTAAATGGGATACTCAATAGGGTTGGGGACGTAACGCTATCGACTACCACACAGTTTCCACCGCTACACGCGGTAGTAAATGCAGTGAACAAATTGTTGCTGAATTGGACGGCGTTTCCAGGGGATGCCGGGTTCCCGCTTCCCCCTCCGCCCCCCGTAGCTTCTGGATTCCAAACGCTGAGAGCCGAACACTTGTATTCCACTACGGGGTTCTGGTCGATGGCAACGTAATAATCTCCCGGCGCGCAAACTGTTGGACGAGCCGCAAGCAATCCTTCGGTGATGCGCCCGGTCACCGAAGTCTGGGCCTTTGCCAGCGGAGCGCAGAACAGGATCAGGACTAAGACACGTTTCATCTTATTGCAGACTCGCCTTCCACGTGCAGCCGCCCGTAGCCGAACTGAGCGATACGGGGATAACGTCCAGTCTCACAACGGGGTTGTTTGTCGCAGCCGAAACGGGTGCGGTGAATGTCGCTCCGCCATTGATTGTCTCGCCGCTGTTTTGCGGTGTGATTGTCCATGCGCTAGTGCTCTCGATTCTGCGGAAGATGGTCTGTCTGCCGAGGCAGGTCTGGAGCGTGTGCGTGCAGGTGGTGCATTGCGTGAGGCGCGCGTAAGCGTCAACGTCTAGTTCCTGCGCGGTGACTGCTGTTCCGAATACCGTTCCAGCGCCAAGTCCGGTTGTGTCGGTGAAGAAAGTTACCGTTGTCCCCGTCGAGCCGTTGACGTGCCAGCACTGGAGCGCCCCTGCCGTGGTGGGCGAATTGTAGCCAGCAGGAGTTACGCCAGCGACCGTGATGCAGGAGCCAACCGGGAAGACGTTTGCGGCGAATGTCAGCGTGACTGTGTTACCCGACTCACTTGCCGCCGTTATGGTGTTCGGGGCAGTCGCCGTGACGCCGTAAGTGTTCGCGGTCGCCCATGTGGTGTTGCCGTAGAAGGCATTGATTCCCCGCTGCCCCATGAACGAAATGTTGTTCCAATAACTGCCAGAGGTCGGGTGAATGTGGTCGCCTTGAAATCCAGTTCCAACATCGGCGTTGTCCGCGCCTATTAGTGCATCCATTGCTACGTCGTTCAGCCCGTCAAACGCCGTAGTCCAGTTCTGACGGATGAGCGGATTCAGCACATCCTTACGCGTCGAATCGTTTACGCCGCGAGAAAGCATGGTTGCCACGATTGTCTTGAATCCACAGAGTCGGGCCTGGGCCGAAATGGATGCGAGGTTATTGTAGGTTTGAACGGCACTCTTGGCATCAAGCTCAAGGTCATTCGTACCGGCCCAAATGTGTACGAAATTCTTTCCGGCGAACGGCTTGAAATATGGGCAGGTGTTGAGTGGGACTGATCCGCGAATGTTCTCAGCTGACTGGTTCGGATAGGCATTACCAGTAACGTCGGGCGTGTTGAACGCACCTGAGAACGTAATCATGCGCGGCCACGGAAATATCGCGCCAAATCCTTCGGTGATTGAATCTCCTAGAAATAGACCTTCATCCAGTAGGTTGATGGCGTTGACCGTACCATTGTCGGTGTTTCCAAAGACGGTCGAGACGCCCTTCGATGCCACGTAACTAGTGAGTATGTTGTGGACGGCGAGGACTTCCGATGCCGCAGGCACGCGATTCCAGAATATGACGGCGTAGACCTTGCCGAACATATAGGTAGTGTTCGTCATGCCACTGCCAGCAGCGGTACCGCAAATCTGATAGGCTCCGGTGGTCTGCTTCGCAGCAGTATTGCCGCAAGCCCCATTCGGTGAGCCGATGCCATTCTGGCAATCGGTAACAAACTTCCCGTTCACATACAGCACATCCGTAGCGGCTGGTACCAGTGCTAGGCTCCCCGCCCCATTAAAGGAAGATGAGGCGAGCGATGTGTAGGCGTTGTTTCCCGCAGCGCGGATTCCCATGCCGCCACCCATTGCCGCCGTGATGCCCCCGTAACGATTCGAGAGCATCATGTCGATATTACCGCCCGTCGCTCCGTTTCCATTCCCTGCAATGAACGCCATGTCGGTCGCGGATGTGCTGAAATCAGAGGAAACCGCGCCCCAAGCCATCATCGCGAGTGCCGGATTAGCGCCGTTTGAGTTGAGTGCTGCGGGAAGGATTACCGCTCCGTTCTGCGTGCAGTTCAGTCCACCGGTGACGGCGATTACCGTTGGAGCGGTGCCGACTGTCCCTGTGGCATTGCCTACGCCGCCCGTCGAGAAGTCGGTCAGGCTTGCAGCGGTATCCGTCGCGGGGATGAGGTACATGCCGATGATGCCGGAAGATGCGGCATTCAACTGAGCAGCGATGGAAGTTACGGAATTGGGATTGCCGCTTCCCCCGAGCGGTGAAGCATTCAGTGCGGCGGTTATATCTTGCAAAACTCCGGTTGGCTGCACATTCGTTTGCAGACAGCTCGCTCCCGTGGAATTGCAAACCCGAATTACCGACACGGAACCTTGAACCAAATTAGTAATCGTCAAGTTTCCGTTCGGGTCTAGAAAATAAGACGTGTGATTGACAGCTCCCCCGTTTGGAGCAATCGCCATTACCTCCACTGTTCCATTGGCGTACCCGACTCCCATCACCATGCGAACCTGCGAAGTCGTCTGTGCTTGGGCGACGGAAGCTATTAGCGCGAGCAATGCAATCCAAAGTGTTTTCATCATGCTCCTCATGGGTGGCCGACCTGCAAGGCGGTGATCTGGTACGTCTTTGTCGCCACAGGCAAACCTAAATAGGTCAGCAAAAGCTGTGTCGTGGTAGTCGTGTACTCGATGTCTGAGAATTGCCCTGTCCCGTTCGTCATCTTCGGTAGGGAAAGCGGTGCAAGCAGCCACGCTCCGTCGTGAAACGTCAGCGTAATAGTCGGGTTCGATGATGGCGTTGTTCCCGCCGTAACGAGCAACTGAAACATCGTATCCGTTCCGACGATTGCCGTCAGTGTCGCTCCCGTTCCCCAACCGGAAAATGCGAAGTCGCCAATCACAAGCGGACTTCCCAGTACGGCTTGAATCCGGTTGATGTTTCCCGGCTGCGTCATAACCGGAGGCAAGATGACGCTCTGCGCTACCGCCGTATTCAGATTGAAGTTCGTTCCGTTGATGAGGAACAGCACCGTCCCGACTTCGTTCTTGTTCGAGTCGCGGAAGGTGACAAGGTACAAAGTATTCGCAGGATCGATGTTGTCATTGCCCCAAAGATTCGTGCTGACATTTCCATTCTCATCCGCCTGCACGGTCTGCGTTAGTGCCGGGAAGATGCCTGTCCCGATAACGCGCGGCACGGTGCCTACCCCTAGATTGGTCAGCGTGAACACCACGCTCCCAAAAGTCGCGCTGCCGCCTAGCAATGTGCGAAGGCTTCCCGTTACCAAGCACGGAGTCGGCATCTACCTGAACACCCTTGGATTCAGAATCCCCGGAACACCACCGCCTATTCCTGCTCCACCGCCTACGCCCGATTGATTCACTGGAACCTGCGAGATAGGGTTAGTCGTTGTGGTTGCGGCTGCTTTACCTGGCGCTGGCAACGAAACAGGCCCACGCGCGCTAGGGCTTGAAGCGATGGCCTGCACCCAGTAGAAGCGTGTAATCGTATCGGTAATGTTGGGCCTCAAGATGGAATTTGACAGTCCGCCAATGTTTGCAGGGACGGTCTGGAACGGAACGCCTGCCGGTGGAGTCTTCGTGTTCGTCTCGAATACCGCGTAACTGACCGCTCCCGGCACTTCGTTCCACACCACCTGCACCGAATTCGGCTGGCTCACGGTCGTAACAATTGGTGCTGCGAGAGGAGTCAATGGGGCTTGCAACTGATAGAGTGTCGTCATCACCCACGAGAGAAACCGCTGCGTCTCCGAACCTAGAGCGGAGTCGTTCGGTACGTTGTTCCACGGTCGTAGCGGCCCAGGCATTAGTTCTCAATCCTCCGCAGGACGTACACCTTGTCCATGTCGAGTCGATTGCCATTGCGTACCAATGCTTCTGGTTTGCGCTCGCGTATCCATCTGAGCGTCTGTTCATCTGCCACGAATGCTCCACAGTTCACATTGAGCAGTTTGTCGTATGCTTTGTTCCATCGTTTCTCGAAGCTGGTGAGCGAGTCGCCTTCCTTCACTGGAATGTCCGGGTTGCGCTGCCACTTCCGCATCACGTTCGTCAGGATGCCGTCGAGGTCTTTCATTAGCCGCCCATGCCACTTGCCTACATTGAAGCGCCGGAACTGGTAGTCCTTCACGAGCGGCACCTTGAGTTCTTCTGCGACAATCGTTCCCGCAAACTCATCGAGGTCGGAGCAATAGACTTCCGTTACGCCCCTGTCCTTGAGTTGCTGGCACATAGCCTGCAATTTCTTGCGGCCTTCGCGGTCTACAGGCAGATGCCTCCATCCTTTCGCGCGCTCTCGTCGGTCAAGTCTGTCTAGCGGGATTGGAAGTAGGTAGAGCATCTATTTGTTCCCTCCTGCTTGCGCTCTCTTGATTGCAACCTTACTGGCCGGAATATCCGGCATATCTCCGCCCGCCCCAGTAATTCCTTCGATGACGCTCGGCGAACGGAGAAAGCGCGATACGCCTTGACGAACCGCAGCCATCTTCGGAGAGACGGCGGCAATCACGAAGTCTCTGCGGGTCGGCTTCGACATATTCAGGACGTTCTCTCCTAGAGCATGATTCTTGATTTCCCTGTCCAGAAAGTCCAAGGTTCCCGGTGGAACCAAATCGGAATACCTCTGCAAAATATTCATCACCTGCACCGCAGACTTGCCGACGAATGGATGTGTGATGTCCACAGCGTTCTCGCCTTCGAGGGTATCTTTTAGCGGGGAGCGCTTGAAGTCGTTCACGTAGTTCTTGTACTTTGATAAGCCGTCCATCCAGTCGGAAACTACTCCGTGGCCTTCCATCGTCTTTCGCTGGAAGTCTCGCAAGGCCGCATAGGAATCTGCCGCCGCTTTTCCGATAGCCCCTTTGTTATCGAGGCTTCCTAGTGTGCGCCCCAAGTCGGAAACGTCTTGATTCAATTCGGCCATTGTTATTCTGGAAGTCGGTGCCTGCCCTTCCATCCGCTGAATTTCTTCTGGTGTGAAAACTCCCTGCGCCTTCGCTCGTTGAAAGGCCCGAAAGTCATTGGGGTCTGAAAGGTCGTAGTGCCTTCCTCCTACGGTTGGCCCGGTCGAACGCTTTACGTCTTTCACATCCGACATCTCGGATAGCTTCTTAAGAGCTGGCGGCAATGTCGGGTCGTTCTTTAGAACATCACTCACCTTGTCCTTCACAAGACTGCTGATTTCTCCGCGCGAAGCGAATCCTTCCGGGTGCGCGTTGTCTACCACCGCGATTGGTTTTGCCATTGCCTCTTGCGCTTGATCGTGAGCCAGTTCGCTAATTTTCCTGACGATGGGCTGCACCTTTTCCGTGGCCGACTTGTGAAGAAATGTCTTGAGGTTCGCAGCACTCTGGCCGACTCCTCCTACTTCCTGCACGGCCTGACCTGTGGATGTAGAAGAAAATGATTTCTTACCAGTCACAACATCGGCACCGCTCTTGAGGGTTTTTAGAATCTTGCCGCCCGCTTCCATCGTGGCAAGTTGTGCTGTTGGCCCTCCGATGTCACCTTCCCCGGCGCTTCTCATCCACTGACCAATTCCCGGCCCGATAAGCGGGATATGGGACAAGTCCTTCTGAGTTTTACCTTCGCTGAAATTCCCCTTCTGTAACTGTGCCTCGCCGTATGCTTTCTGTTCTGCGGCTGGGTTGGTGACGTACTTCGCCAGCAAGGAATCCGGCCCTTGTAAAATAGGCTTGGTCGGGTTGAGCAAATCACCCAGCATTCCGATGCCGCCCTTCGCGGTCTGCAATGCGTTGCTCGCCATGTTCCCCGGCGTGAATCCGGCCATCGACATCTGCGGAGTAACCTGAGTCGTCGGTGTCGCTACCGGCAATCTGTCTTGCAGCGAACTGGCGAACGGAGTGTTCGACGGCCCCGGCCCAAACGATGGCCCATTGGTTGATTGCTTCGCACGGAATCCATCCACCTTCTGGCGAATGACATCGGGAGACAAGTTCTCTCCGAGAAGATGGAGCGTCGTTCCATCTTTCAATTGCACCGGAGTGTAGCCCTGCTCTTGCGGCATTAGAAGTCCCGGCCCTCGACTAAGACTTTCCCTTTAGGCTTAGGCGCTGCTCCGCCCTTGGCGCGCGCCTTGTTTTCGGTTGTTGGCAACGGCGGTTGTCCTGTTGGAGGCGCTGACCCTGCTCCGCCAGTCGGCGCTCCGACGCCGGGAACTCCCGCGCCCTGTCCTTGTTGAATCAGCGATTGCCCTGAATCCACGCTGCCGATAGCGTTCTGGAACCAGTGCTCAAGGCCGGTGCCTTGAACTTTCTGCATGATTTCAGCGGCCCCGATGGTTCCCTTTTGCGAGAGTGCCGTCTTGAGAATGTCCTGAGCGCCCTGCTTGAAGAAGTTCGAGGATTCCAGGGCTTCAGCCTTGAGGCTTTGGCTCTGCTCGAAGAGGTCTTTCTTCTGTTCGATGCTCTGCTGGAATTGCGATGCCTGATTGAGCATCTTCTGCAAAGCCACTTGATAGTTTCCTTGGCCGAGGTCTTTTTCCCAGTCGCTCTTGGCCTTCATAATCGCGTTGCGCTGATTCCCAAGTTCTTCGTAAGCCCTCACCTTTTCCTTCTGGGTTTGCGCCTGTTCTTCTGCGGTCTTGGCGCGTTCCTCCATCGTGTTCGCCTTCTGCTGCGCTACGCCGCCCATCTGTTCGCGCCATGCCTGAGTCGAGGCAATGTTCGCCATCGTCTCCGCTTTCTTCGCGGCTAGTTGCTGAGATTCCATTTGCTGGTCGCTACGCATCATCCCGTAGCCCATGCCCTGAAGTCCGCCGCCTAGCCCCTGAAGAATTCTTTGCAGAATCGGATGCGCGGAGTTCGGCGGCACGGCCTGCGGTGCTTGCGGAATCGTTTGGCTCATCGGGTTCGACATCTGCTGCATCGCCATCTGGAGCATGGGACTTGAACCCATGCCCCCACCGCCCTGTGGTTGTGCTTGCGGTACACCGGGCATCTGTGGCATCCCGCCCTGTGGCGATTGAGGCATTACCTGCTGAGGAGGAATCTGCTGCTGATTCTGAGGCTGCTGCCCCATCGCCAGAAGCGCAGCCATGAGTCCGCTGGTATTCATTAGCCTGTGCCTCCAACGGACGGCGGGTTAATTCCAAAGCTAGTCGCGCTTGGCCCACCACCGGGCAGTGAACCAATCGGTGTGCCTGTCACTCCGTTGCCGCCGAAATTGATTCCGGCAAGCGCGTTCCCCGCCCCGGCAATCGCACCCGGCAATCCGCTCGGAGGCATGGCTCCGATATTCGATGTCGCAGGCTGCCCAGGCTTGAGGTTCGAGAACACATTTTGTAGCCCGTTTGCAGCCTGGAACTTGATTTGTTCGTTGTTCAAAAGGTTCTGCAAATAGCTCGATGACGCATTGTTCGCTGCGCTTGCACCTAGCCCGCCGAGAGCCGACGCCATCGTCCCACTAGGCCCAAACCCAAGTCCCGCGCCCTGCAGTTGTCCCCTGAGCATCCCGGCCTGATTGTTGTACTGTTGCGAATTCTGCTGTGCCGTCGCCGCCTGAATATTCTTCAGGAACGGAGAGCCTGACTGCATGTAGGGAGAAAAGAAATTCTGTAGCTGCGTTGCGTCCCCCATGAACTGCGGGAACATCTGCTTCATCTGGTCGAGTTCTTGCTGGAGTAGCTGTTTCTCGACGTGCGGCATCCCTGGAGGGCCGCCCAGCAATCCACCCAGTAGACTTCCACCACCCGCAAGCAATCCCGCAGTGAGTCCTCCGCCAATCGGCATCAGAGTTCCTTTATCTGAACGATTTGTTCTTTAATCGGCTTCTTGCTTCCGTACTTCTTGAACAGTTCGCGCTCGAATTCCGTGTTCGGGATGGCGAAGTAAACCGGGATACCGTCGCTTTTCAATTCGTTCTCCAGAGCCATCCGCAAGTCGTAGGTGTATCCCTTCTTTCTAAATTCAGGAGAGATGTACGAACCCGCCGCGTGGCAAGCTGCTTGCGCCGCCGCAAATCCTATAATCTTTCCATCGTCATCACGAAGCACGGCAGCCACCGCAACGCCCGGTATTAGAATGTTATTCCCGATGGAGACACCAAAGTCGCTCACTTCCTTAATCGCTTCGCCTTTGGCAATTTCGATTTTCATCCGAACATACTCATTCCGCCGCCGAATGTCTGCCGCATTGCGTCGCCGATATTCGGAAGTTGCGACACACCGCCCATCCCGCTAAAAAGGTTGGGAGTCTGCGGCTTTGCTTGGGAAGTCTGTTGCTGCTGATAGGCGAACGTGGGATTCGCCGCGAGCGCCGCTTGCAGGTACGTCTGCGGCAATCCCGGTATCTGCGCGTTGCCTCCGCCCGTCATCTGTGTTCCAGCCATATCCGTTAGGTTCCCGAGTGGATTGAAACTCAATCCCCCTTGCGGTCTTTGAAACAGTCCACCTTGGCTTGTGGCAAGGTTCTGCATGTAGCTGGGATCGAAGCCAGAACTTTGGTTCGAGTTGATGACTTGGTTCTGACTGGTTCCCATTGTCGGCCATCCCATCGGACTTCCCGGTGTCGGCCCACCTTGCCCCGTTCCGCCCTGCACCACTGGAGGTGGCGTCGGCTGCTGGAAAACGTGGTTGCCAACAGGAGGGGCGTTGATGGTTCCAGTGCCTCCCGATGGAGGCCCAGGCCTTGGTGGATTGATGTACAGACCGTTTCCGGGCATCGCTATCTCGCGGCCATCGCCGTATAGCTGACTTGCGCCGAACGAAACTCCCAGAACCCCGGAAGCGTCGGCAAGAATGTCTGAATCTGAAAACGCCTTCCGATAAGCGGCTTGAATCCCGCGAACCTGAATACCGCAGGAGAATTCTCAAGCCCGATGATAAACGAAGTCGAGTCCGTTCCCGGTATGAGCAAAGTCGTTTGAGCCGAGACGCCCAGCACCGTCGTATCGTCGTCGTAACCGAGCACTCCGAACTTCCATCCCTGGCTCGCTAGATTCTTCGGTAGCTGGTTCGTGTTCCAGCGAATCCACCCGATACGCCGCATGAGTTCCGGTGAGTCGTTACCAAGAGCGTGGAGTGTGTTGAAGTTCTGCACCGACTGCTCTGCTCCGATGGTAAAGTAAGCGGGCTGCGCCAGGGTCACTTGAAATGGCGTCCAGTCTGTCTCGGTGATTACATCGAGGTCGCCAGCCAGCGTGTGGTACGTCTTGGTCACGTCCGGCGTCACTTCCACCGCTTCGCATGGCACGTCGTATGGATACCATGTCGGCTGGTTCGTCGCCATGTCGAAAGTAAAGAAACTGGGCTGCCCGTTTGAGGTCAGCAGGTCAATGTCCAAGATGAGTTTCTTATTGTTGAATGTGCTCGCGCCCGTCGAGATGTTGAGTTCCACCCACGAGCGGTCGCCGTTCTTGTAGTACTTCATTTTGGCGAATGGCAGGCGATTGGCGGTGTTGAGGATGTCCTGAATCGGCCTGCCGATATTCTTCGGCGCGTAGTTGTCTGTGAACAGCCACACTTGCCGGTCAGAAGAAAACCAGATAGTTCCCAGTGAAGTGACAACCACCGCATAGGGCGAAGCGCACCCTATCTGATAGGGAAGTCTTGAGACCGTGGCCCCAAGCTGCACGTCGGTCGATACCGTGTTGTCCGATAGAAGTCCCGTCACCTTGAACATATCCTGCTTGTCAGACCAGATGATGAGTCCTGTCGGGAGAATCGCCATGCCGTTCAAGGACGCATCGCCTACTGGCAGGGTGTATTGGTTGAGCGGCGCGAAGCTGTCCCACGGCAAGCCGACACTGGTGTTCTGCGAGTTCGAGTAGAAGAAACTTTGTTTGGCGGCAGGAACGCCGTAGACCAAAAGGCTCGAACTGTAGAGTTGCACGAATGTCCCGATAGGCGGAGGGATGTTGTAAATCTGCTCAATTTCGGAGGTGAATTCTCCGTTCGGCGGCTCGGAATTGTCGTTGTCGGTGAAGGAAAGCCCAGCCGATACAAGGTCGGTTGCTGAAGGAACAAACACGTTTCTCTGGATGCGGAAGTAGACCGACCCGCCATCTGACGTGGCATAAAGCCGGATGTGCGTTGCCTGCTCATCAAAGATTTGATACTGAGCATTCGTCTGCGTTGAAATGGCAGGGTTGACTAGCGTGAGGATTCCAGCCCCAACATTCACCGATACGATGCGCCCCGCGTCGCCAATCCCCGTCAGCCATAGGTGCCGATTCACCCATGCGGCGGAGGCCGTGGCCCCGTTCACCTGCACGGTATTCACGCCGATGTTAGTCGAGACCGTTCCTGCCTCGATGAACTGGATGGTATTGAGCGCGTTCGTCTCGGGGATGAATGGAGAAACCGGCGAAGGCGCACCGACCGAAGCGACGTTTGCATTCTCCCAGGCAATCGCGTAGCTGCGCCCTACCGCCTTGGTAATGGTTCCGTTGCCTGCCCCGATGACCGTGATGGTCGCCTGCACGTTGCGAATCGTCCATGAAGAAGTAGCGTTGCTGTTGGTGTAGGCGATGAACTGGAAACCAAAACCAGCCGCATTGATGTCGGTCGTGAGCCACGGCACTCCCCACAAGTCATTTGAGCCGCCGAAGAAGGAAGGCCCGCCGACGTTCCTTTTAAAATTGCGCGCCGTTCCTACGGGAACCCCGGCCTTGAGCAACTGTACGGTTAGCTGCGTGGTGTCAAAAATAGGAGGAGCGGTTCCGCCACCACTCTCTACGAAACTGAATTGAATGCCGATAATGGAGCTTCCAGCGGGGACGGCAAACCCGAAGGTCGTTGCATTAAGTGGATTGGAAGTGCTGTTCACGCCAGTCAACGCAACGGTCGCATTCGAGACGGCGGACGTAACATTGCTCGGATTGGACCACGGCGTGCCGCTTCCCGCTCCCGATGTTCCTGTTCCAGCCGTGTTTGGGCCAATCATCGTTGTCGCTAGTTGCGGCGCGGAGTCCGGGGTATCGAGGCCCCAATTCTCGGAAATCAAAAGCCCTGCTCCACGCAGCCGCCGCTTGACTTGCCCGTTCATTCCGAAGACTAGCCCACCGATTCCAACGCGAGACCAAGGCCCTGTGAATGTCGGTGAGGATGTCAAGTTGAGAACATTGTCGTTGATGATCGTCGCGGCATAGCTTCCGTTCACGTTGAAACTCCAGATGGTTTGCCCGATGTCTCCGAGCAAAATATCCTGCGGAGTCGCGTCACGGAACGAGAATAGAGAACTGAATCTGGCTCCCTGTGGAACGTACCCGACAGTGCTTGGATTTACGACTGGCGCAAACCTCGCACGCCTTATCGTTCCAAACTGTCCCGAGTAAACATTTGAGGATTGCGCCCACATCTGCGGCGAGAGAAGTTCCGGCGAGCTGTAGCCATTGTATCCCCCGTTTAGCGAGCCGAGCGTATCGAGCTTTGGCCCGGTTGCCTGCTGTGTCTCTTGAAAGTCTTCCGGCCTTTTACGCAGCGCCATTAGCGAGTCACCGTTGGCGACGCAGTGGTTCTAACAAGCCCAAATGGGAACTTCCCTCTTCGTGGAGGTTCTTGCTTCTGCCTGGTCTGAATCGAGTCCCGCATGGCGTCGAGTTCCGTCTTGGCTAGGGCGACCCAATGCATAAAGCGCGAGTCGTTCGCCGGAGTGCTCATAAAGTTCCGCGTGGCGATAGTCGAGATGACGTTGTGGTGCCCTTCTGGAATATCAGGAACCGATGCTAGAACGTATGGACTTGCTGCTGGCGGAGGCGGACTAGGTGCGTTGAACAGCGTAGCCGAAGTGTCCGATGAAATTTGCTGCACCCGGTAAGTCTGCGCCTGGAATGGATTGAGGTTCTGATTCTGCCCCGAGAAAACGAATTCCATCCCGACATCGGTATCGCCGTCCACGCCTGGGAGTGAACCTTGGTAATCTCCGCCAACCATCTGCGTGAAGTTCGTGCCCGTGCCAGTGACAACTTTTCCGGTCATCGCTACCTGGCCGTTCGTCAGCATAACGAGCGGCATGAACACGAAGTTGTAGACAACGCGGAACTGCGTCCCTGCTGGTACTGGCCGAGCGAACTTTATGAATCCCTTGCCGTAAAGCGTATAAAGGTATGGGGCAGTGGCCGAAATGGGTTGCGTTGAGTCCTGCGTCAGCGCCAGTACGTCGGGGGAATTCCAGTCACGCGGATTGGCCGGAACGAAGTTCGTGTCATTCGGCTGTTTGACTTGGATGCGAGTGATTTGGAAATAACGGATGGAAACAGAAGAACTCAGGTTGCCATTGGCGTTGTACAGGAAGTCGAAAGTGTCGGAAGAATTTACGACGGTAACAGTCTGCTGCTCGGTGAAATAGCTATCCTCAAGCTGCGTGATATAATCCCACGCTTCTTTGTACGCAGCATTGACCTCATCGAGTATCTCGCTAGGGTCATACCCAGAAATACGCCGAGACACGCGAGCGACAAGCGAGGAAGCATTCATTCATTCTCCCCACTACGTTCCTTTCGGGCCGGGTGCGGTCAACCTTGCCAATTCTTGCTGTACGAGCAAGGCAATCAATTCCGGGTTCGGCTCTTGAATAATGACCTTGGTTTCCGGCCCTTGAATCGGCTGCGAACTCACGCCGAAGTCCGGCACCTTCTTGCCCAGAATCTTGTAGCACTCTTCCTCGTAGGGCGTAGGAGTAGCGCGGCCTCCGGGCTGTCCGAGTGAGAACAACCTAGCCTGGTGCTCGAACCGCTTGATGAAGAGTTCCCGGAACTTGAGGTTCGTGTCTTCCGAGTCTTTCTCGATTTCCGCTTTCTGCGCCGGCGTGATTCTGTCCAGATCGGCGCAGCGCACGCCGCGCAACCGGAACTGCCCGGTAATGCGCTCCGCCACCTGTTTGCAGGTGACGGTGGTTTCCTTGGCGTCTCCGGCCGCGTCAATCCAGTTGTTGTGATAGGTGATGCGCCAGAGCAAACCGTCGCCATCTTCTCCGAGAAGAGGCGTCCATTCATGGGCCTTTAGGACAACCTGCACGCCGAGTCCTTGCAGGTAGTCAACCCAGCCGTCATCGCTCCGCTTCGGAAATGCCTCAGCCGTGTAGAGTGCCCACATTAGCGCTTACCTCCGAAATCAAACTTGGATACGTCGGCTGCGGCGGGTTGAATTGCACCGCGCCTTTCCGCCTTGGCAAGGCGGCGGTCAGGATGCGTGATGGCTAGGATTGATTTGCGCCGGGGCGTGACGGCTTTTCGACGTTCCGGCCCCTTGTAGGCCACTGATTCCTTGGCAGGTGGGACGTAGGAGCCGAGAACCAGTTCGTTGCTCGTCTCCGAATGGCCGTCCTGTCCTGTGACGCGCACGCTGTACTTGGCCTTGAGGTCTTCCGGCTTCGGGTTAACGATGGTGTAGCTCTTGTCCTGCGAGCCGCCCAGGTATTCACCGTCCCTCATCCACTGGTAGCGAAACACTCCCTTGATGTCGGTAGTGACGCCCAGAGTGTTCGCGCTTGCAAATGCGAGTGTAGTTGCCATTAGTTCTCCTCGAATGCGCTGTCGTAATTCGCTGCATAACGCCGGGAATATCCCAGCGTGGTTTTTTCCGTGTGCATCATGGCGCGTACCGCGCGGTCGGCAGCCTCATCGTAAGCGTCGGCCTGCGACCGCTCATGCTCGCGCTTGTAGTTCCGGCGCGAACTGGCATAGAACTCAACGAACTGGTCAGGCGTCGAAGTCTCGCGGTTGCCAGCCGCAAGGATTTTTACGTCCTCTTCGGTGATTCCAGGATTCTCAGTCGTGCGTGCCACGTACTCCGCGCCCGTCACGTCCTTGCCCACGATGTCGAGCTTCCCATCGGGGCGAGGCTTGGTTTCTAGATTCCACGACTTCGGCAAGTCCGGCATCAAGCGACCTGATAAATTCCGGGCAGTGGTGCCTCGGCTGCGGCGAAATCGAAGTTCGTGATCGTGCCAGCGGCGGCGGCGAGTGCCGTCGAGAGCGCCGCGTTCTGCGCAGCCGTCAGTTCCATGTCCACAAGCAAAGTCTGGTTCGGCAGCGTGCCGGTCAAAACCTGTAAGCGTGCCGCACCGGACGAACTGACAAGGTTCGTTACTACCAGTCTGGTTGCAACCAAGGTCGCCATGTTTTCTCCTTAACCGATTCGTGCGTATACGTCGAATCCTGTTCCCGTTCCGAGCGTTACAGTCGTGAAGTTGAGCCGCAGCAGCCCCGAACCGCCCATCCCCGAGATGTCAATCGCTAGTGGCGCTAGCAGGCTTAGGCCGGAATAAGGAGAAAGCGTCGCCGGGGTTGCCACCACGAGCTTATTGAAAATACCAAAAGGCGATTGCCCGTTTGGTGCCTGTTGCGGAAACATTGAAACTTCCAGCTGAAACGAAATAGCCGTCACCGTCCCGCCGATTGGAACGGCCTGAAGAACCAGAATCCCGCGATAGATGGAATCCTGCGGAGGAAGCCCGAAGGTTCCCATCGCTCCGGTCGTGTTGATGGCCCCAGCAGCGGCGGAGTAGAGCGCTTCGTCTACGCCAAGGCGCAGGGACTTGAACGGGATTGGGGCGTTTGCCATCGGCTAATGTCCAAACGCAATGAGCGCGGTTTTGAAAGTTGCAGCAGTTGCCGCTCCCGCCACTTCCGTTCCGGTAGCAAGGAATAGGCGCATGTTCCCAGTAACCGCGTCGATGGCCGCATAGCCTCCCACCGCTGCGCCAGTGTTCGATTCATCCGCCCAAACGCCGACCGGGTTCGGCGGAGGAGCCTGCAACTGGAAATCGGAGGTCGAGGCGAAAGCGGTCAAGTCGAACATCGAAGGCGTCAGCGGATAGCCTCCGGTGGGATAATTACTATCCCCCTGGGTCAAAATAATGGACATGAACTCAGTCGTGCCCCATGCCCACTTGTACATCCTGGTAATCGTCAGAGCCATCGGGTCTCCTTACTTGCCGTTTTCCGGGTCGTACTCGACGTTCTTTCCGCCCTTCACTGGCCCGTTGATTTTGTTCGAGAACGACTTTGAAAGGTCGGTAAGCGCTTCGCTCACTACCCCGGAGTCTCCGTTGTCCTTGTCCGGCACTTCGCCGTAGATTTCTTTCTTCGACATGCTGCCCTCCTATGGTTTCGCCTGCCCAAGTTTTCCTGTTACGTCGCTCGAAGAAGACGTGCCTTTGCCTTCCGGCTTGTCCGCTTCGTAGGTGATGCCCTTCGATTTCATAAGGCGCAAAGCAACGTCTGCTGTTTCCTTTGCGCCCCCGTCCGGGTCACATCCGTAAATGTCCTTCTTTGCCATCCGCGTAACTCCTAGTAGCCGCCCTGGACGCCCGATGCCGGAACGTTCAAACCTGTAATCACAGCGTTTGCGTTCGGGAATCGGCAGCCGAGGTTCCCCCGGAATTCAAGGTATGCCTCGAAAATATCGGCATATCCGCCTGTGGTTGTCGGGATGCGGTTGAGAATCGAGCCAGTGCGGTCGTCAAAGCTCAGTTTCCGCGCCGTGGTCTTGAGCATCGAGTCCTTGTTGATGAAGTACAAAGTATCGCGCGGGGCGTCGGTGTCGATGACCCACGGGATGCCTTCCCACTCGAATGCGGTGAAACCCAAGTCCATCTTCATGGCGGTGCCGTTGAACTGCTTCATCGTCCAGCCCATTTCGGCGTAGGCGTGAAGTTGTGCGCCATGCGACCAGATGCGGAGTTTCGAGAGGTCTACTGCGCCGCGCGCCTGCTGAATCAGCCAGATCGGGCGGCGCAGATGGTCGCGCGTGAGCGGCGGGGTTCCAGTAAGCGGAATGACGTTCGCGTTGTATTGCGGGTTGTTGACGCGGTTGATGTTCTGGAAGTTCGTGGCGAATGTGCCGTTGTCCACGATGACCTTTAGTCCGGCCATTACCTTGTTGAACGAATCCGCCGAACCTGCACCGGAACCAGCCGCCGAAACGATAGCGTCGCCGACTGCCGTCGCCGTGGCCGATGATGCGGGGTTCATGGTCAGGGTTACCGCGCCGCCAGCCTGGGCGTTCGTGATGGTGCCAGCCGCGCCAAGCGTGTTGTTGACTTGCAGGATTTGCGCCGAGAACTTTACCGGCGCGACTGTCCCTGTATAGACGTTGATGAATTGGCCGGGTCGGAGGTAGCGCGCGCCGTCGCCCGAACCCGTCACGTCCAGCGTCCAGGTCGCCACGGTCGAAGGCGTGACGATGGCCCCGACTTTCCCGATGATGCCCGTTCCGTCGAGGAAGCTGTAGGCGTTGAGTTCCTTGATGGCCTGCACCACACCGTTGCGGACGTTGACCGACAGCGACTTCGCGTAGTTCGTCGCGTCTCCGCCGCCGCCCGCATCGAGCGCCGCACCCGTCCAGCGGATAGGCTTCACGTAGGAGTAGAACCCTACGATGGCGCGGTTGAACTTTTCGGCATCTCCGGTCGGCAGGTTGCCGCCATCGGCGTACCACATATGCACGCCGTTCGGTGCCATATGCACGGGGATTTCAAGGCCACGGTTAGAAATCATCGTGCCATCGCCCTCGAACACATCGTTCCAGAGCACGGCGGCGGTATTGAACTGCTTTTCAATTCTGGGGTTGAAGACGTTTTTGAAGATTGGGTCTGCTGCTGAAAGGTCGAATGCCATTTGGCACCCCTACGGGTGCCGCTGCTTACTTACGGGCCACGGCTGCGTTTACTTCACCTGTGGAAATGTTCCCCCAAATTGGGTCTTCCTGTCTATCGGATGCCACAGGAGTTCCACCAGCAGGTTCGGCAGCGGGGATGATTTGCTTCGTCCCGTTTTTCTCAATGTCTTCGCGCTTGGTGCGCTCTGAATTCGCAGCGGCTTTGGTTTCAGCAGACGCCTTTTTCATCGCTTCGGCGTAGTATTTCGGCACGTCCACGTAGACGCCTTTAGCCACGCGGCTGCGCGCGGCCTCGTCCTTCCAGATGAGTTCCTGAGCTTTCAAGCGAATATAATCTTTGTCTTTCTCAGACGTTCCTTCTGGAAGTTTGTCGGCCAGCCGGTCAAGGGAGCTGTTGAATCCCGTGGTGATTTTTTCTTGGGCCTTCGACTGGTCTTCCATTTGGAAACGCTGCATGAGGCTATTGAGGGTTTGCTTGATGCTCGCTAGCTCGGAATCGTTCTGCGAAGGTGCCGAACCGGGAGTCCTGCTCGTACTCCCCGGCTGCGCTGTGCCGTTTTTCACTTCTTCGGGCAACTGATACCACCAACGGTTGGAGAATCGCTCCAACAATTCAGCGTGCAATTTAGGGTCTGTCCTCTGGATTTGGTCCATGAACAAGTCTGGGTTCGTGCGAAGTATCTGGTCGAGATTCGCAAGCGATTGCTTCGCCTCGATGAATTCTCGAGCGTTCTGAGGCGTGATACCCAGTTCACTAAACTGCCGCAGTGATTCAGCGTCCGCTTCGGTGAATTGAGGAATTTCTACTTTCGCAGGTTCGGCAGGGGGAGTTACTTGCGCCGGAACTGCGGGAGTGGCTTCTGGCGTGGCCTGCGATTCAGCGGGCTTCGCAGGTGTTGCAGGAGCCAATTCCTCCCAACTTACGTTTGCAGGTGATGCCATACGAAGGGAATGTAAGCGCTATCTTCTGGCGTGTCAAGCGCGATTATGGATTTCTGCGGCGTTGCTGCGCGGAGTGGGACTGTCCTTGCTTTCCGACATGGTGCTGGTTCCCTCCCGAGGGTTGCGACTGGTGTGGCTTCGCAGCTTGACCTTTAACTCCCCGGTCGTGTCGGAACTGCGGATTGTTGTTCGGATTCTCCGCGCCCTGCTGCGGTTGGCCGTTCTGCTGTTGAGTTCCCGGCCCGACTTCCTGGGCGTGTCCCTGCATCGCCGATTCCATCGCCATTGAGTTCGACTGGTTCCCGACGTGCAATAGCGCGTGGTCGTAAATCGTAGCCTGCGTCTGCGGCGGGAGCGTGGCCCATTCATCGGAATTCATGTACTTCTGCAACACTCCGAGATGCACCATGTCGTTGTCACGGATGAGTTGCGGCTGAATCTGCTGGCCCGATTGTTTCATCGACTCGATTTCTTTCCACTGGCTCTTGACCTGCGGCGCAGTCTCGTCAAGTTCTTCGGGCAACTGGTAGAGTTCGAGAACTTTGTTCTTCACCACCTGCGGCAACTGCGGATTGAAAGCCCCGATGGCGATCGCCTGATTGAACGATTGCTGCTGGAGCGGGTCAAGCGGAATGATGCGGGCCTTCACGCGCACGCTGTCCATCTTAATCATCTCGCCGCGCAGTTTCTTGAATTGCCACTGCCTGTCCATGCCCATCGTGACTTGCACGCGCTCGTCCACCCAGTTCTCCGAATCAATCTTGAGCATCTGCATGGCCCAGGTTTCGTTCGCTTCCTTGTACATGAGTTGCAGCGGGCCAAGCGTCTGCTGGTTCTGGGTAATGGCCTGTTGCTGGCCGCCCATCGTATTGATTCCTTCTTCGTGCATCCCGATAGAGGAAGGCGAAACGCCGGAGTGGAACTGCATATTCTGTTTGATGGTCTCGCGCTGACGCCACACATCGGTAGAAAGTTGCCCTCCCGGAAACCACTTTGCCGCCTGGTCGATTGGTTTCCCTCCAAGATTCTTGAGGGCAATCATAATTCCGGCATCGTTTAGCGTGAGATTTGAGTCCATGCGCTGCTTGTCGTACATCATTACCGGCATGGAGTTGAAGTCGATATGCCGCAGAATCATGCGGTCGATTTCATCGAGCTTCAGTTGCTCGGGCACAAGGTCGTCGTCTCCATCGGCCCAGAATCTTCCCGGCACGTGGATGTGTTTGAACTGCACCCAGTGGTCATCGAGGGATTCTGAGCGGCTCGTTAGTAAGCAATCGTCGGCAATCTCCGCATACATCCCCTCCGTGAATTCCGCTTTTAGTTCCTTGTCGAAAGCGTACTGGGCCTGACGCAGCCAGCCCTGAATCAGCGGAACTTTTGCGGGCGCTACGGCGCGTTCGTACCAGGCGGCGTATTGTGTAGGGTCGCTGGGTAGGTCGGGAATTGCTTGCTGGTACATGATCCCGATGTCCTCAGATGCTTCAACAGTGTCTCCTGGCATTTTATCTGCGCCAAAGTCGGCTTTGGGGTATTGAGCTGCCAGTGCCACCTTATCAACCATTCGGACTCGGAGCAGCCCCGGCGCGTGCCACAAGTCCTTAGCCGACGAGCGGACGTAGACTTCGAACGGGCCGACAACTTCCGACATCTCTTGGCCGCGCGGGAACCTGGTTTGCCCTTTGACTTGCGGGAGCATTCCTTTCTGCGCGGGGATGTTGAGCGGCTGCTGGTCGGGGTTTTCCTGCGGGCCGCAGTTCGGGCAGACATGATTCTCTCCTTGCCCGGACGCACCGCAAACCGGGCAATACCACTGGGCCTGCTCTAGGTCTACTTCGACATCCTCGTAAACAGGGACGGTGACGAATCCGTATCGCGGGTCAGTAGCGTAGTAACTGTACCGAAACGAGTTCCCGAATATCCGAAGATTGATAGCTTCACAAGCTCGCATCCCGTCGTATCCGACGTTTTCCTTATTGATTTCAAGCGCTGCGCGTGCCGCCTCAGCAACCGCTTGAGACTCGGGGTCAGGAGAGCTTGGCTGCGAAATGAATTCCGGCGCGGTCTGCACATAGAGGGCGGCTCCGTAACGAATGTAGCTGCGGTAATCATTCGAGGGGAACGCATACTCGCTGGCGTTCTGGAGAAGCGCGTTGATGTCGATGTCGGAGACAATGTTGAGATCGTGGTAGCCCATAAAAAGAAGGATGTTGCGGAACCACTTGCGGTGGAACTGAAGTTTCTCGTACTGAAGTTCGTAGTAGTGGCGCTTCATCAGCCATTTGATTCTTTCTTGCTTGGATAGCTCAACTGGATACTCGGGCAGGACAGGCCGGGGTTTGCTGGTGGCAACGTCGCGCGTGGGCTTCTTCGCGCCCTTGAACATATCGCGGAGATTCGATGCGACGCCGGAGATGAGTCCTTCAGCCATTACCTGATTTCAATATCGCTTTGCGGCACCCGAAAATGCACCGCGCCTGCTTGCGCGAGGAGTTGCGCTTTGGACTTCACTTCCTTCGTCACCGTTGATGGCTCTGCATTAGTAGAAGTTTCTTCAGTCAACGGCTCATAGCCTGCCTTGCTCATCAGCCGGTCAAGCAGAGCCGTTACCGTCTTTTGGTGCTGCCACTCGCGCGTTAGTAGCGTCGCGCAGAGCACGAGCAATAGGAGCCATGTTTGCAAGGATTTCCTCCCGCGTGAATTCTTCCCACTGGTCCTGCTGGCCGAACTTTCCGGGTGCTTCGAGTGGAATTTCTGGTTTAGGCATGGTGAGCCTTGCACTGCTTGCGCCCACGGTCGAACTCGGTCAGTTCTTCCCGAGGCACAACCTGTCCGCACTTCTCGCAGCGCCCCATCTGCCAGCTATAGAATTCGCGCAGCGGAATCTTCGGTACGTTGCGAAGTTCTTCCGCTTCCATTTGAATCTGTTTTACCAGCGCGTCGGTCATAACCGTCTATCCACTCCCGGACTTTCTGCGTGACTTCATCGCTAAGTTCGTCCCTGCGTATTACTTCTCCGCATCGCAATCGGCGAACGACTTCATCGAAGTCAATCACTTGGCCTTCATGGAAATCTTCGCTTTGACTTTGGCCTTCACGTCCACACCTTTCTTGCCCTTCTGCTTGGCGGAGAATTTCTGCGCGTGCTGCATCAGCGGTTTCAAAATAGCGCCCATCGAGGAAAGGTTAGCCATTCTTTAACTCCGTTTGGGCGGTGCGCCAATCGACTTCATCGTCGTCGCCCCATGCCGTGCAGTTATCGCCAGCGGCTACCATCTTCTGCAAAACTCTGCAAAACCCTGTAGCTGATTCCCATTTTGGTTTCATGCTTTCAGTGATGTAGTGGTCGCAGTCGTCACCACCTGAAACGCCACCACAATTTGCCCCTCCGTAATCTTGCCCCACTTCGGGGGCGTTAATCCACACAAGGTCAAGATAATCGGGGTCGTCGTGTGCGAAGTATTTTCCTTCACTTGGCTCTCCGAAATCGTGCATTCCGCAGCATGGCCAGTACTCTATCGCTTTCCCATCTTCTTTGCCACGTGTGAATTTTTTGACGAGCACTTCCGGGCCGATGCGCTTACACGTCATCGCCTTCGGATTCATAGTCATGCAGTTGTAGCAGGAGGAAGGTTGGTCGTGCATGGACTCGGCGGTGACGAATAGAACTTGTCCTGGCTGAAGGATTGGTACGCCGTGAAAATCGGGCTGCGAGAAAACGCGGCGCATGGCGTTGATTTTAGGAACTTGCGCTTCGCTGTATAAGGGGAATCCGCCACGCTCGACTTCGAGGTCTCGGCTCATCTTCGCGGCAACGATAACATACGATTGCGCGTGCGGAAAGGAGAACGTACAAAGGGACTCTGTTTCTGCTTTTCTTCGTCCTGCTTGTGAATCGCGGCGCGGTGCCAGTAAAGTCTGGAATGCGGGGTCAGTTCCTTCGACTCGTAATTCTTCGGGAGCAAAAGGCGCGCCGGTTCGGGCCGGAACGTGTGGACCGCATACCTATCCGAATCGGGTGAGTGCGAGCAGGCGTGGTCGGGTTCTTCGGTAAACTCATCCTGCCGGTTCTTCGCCCATTTGTAGGACTGATACTCGCGAATCGAGTTCACGCACTTCGAGGAAAAGTACATGCGCGGGCCGGGGTACACCGGGTCCGTTTTGCCCATCGACTTGAAGAAGTGCGGAACCTTTTCGCTCGGGTGCAGGTACGACTGCATCTTGAAGATTCCGGGCTTCACTTCCTTGATGGCCGGGGTGCCGCCAATCTCAAATTCTCCAAGTTCCAGGGCTGCCTGCTGGTTCTCATAGTCGTAGGCGAGGCCGTCGAGCGTGCGGCCTTCCATGATGCGGTGATATTCCGCTGCGATGTCGGCCACTAGAATCCCCGCCTGATAAATTTCATCGAACTTGAAGAGAATTCCCGTCTGGGGCATGACGGCCCAGAACCCGATGGCCCAGGGATCAACGCCGCCGATGTCGATACCCACAATCACCGGCCAATCAAGAGGAGGACTCCAATCCGCCTCTTCCCAGACGTGCATATCTACGGAGAAATCCTTGTAAATCTGGTCTCCAAACTCGGCAAAAGACCCTCTAATGAAGCGCTCGGACCAGTCAGCCGGGTAATTGTCGAGCATGTTCTGGATATAGTCAGGCGGAAGGTTTTTGGCGTTGTCGGTCGTCGCCACCGTTAGCCCTATGTTCTTTTTCCACGATTCCTTGCGCTTGGGATTGAAAAACATGTCCCAATTCCAGTCCTGCCCGTTGGGATTGAGTAGCAAACGACCGAAATGAGCGAGCGGGTCGGTCTGTCGGCGCAACCGGCCAATCAAAGTCAGGAAAGTTCCCTTCTGGGTTTCTTCCGACTGGTCTACCAGGAAGCTCGTCAGGTTCATCGAGCGGATATGGCCCTTTACGTCGGCATCGGCAATGTCCAGGTGCTTGAACCAAGTCACCGAACCATTCTTCCAGATGAGTTTACCCTTCGTTTCAACCCAGTCCTCAACCCAGACGCGCGGCGCAAGGCTCAGAAACGTGCTTCTGGTAGTCGTCTCAAGGGCTGGCCGGTTAAGTCTTCCTACGAGGTGTTCTGAACGGGGAATTCGGTTCGCCAGCAGGACACTCCAAACGCATCCAGTCACGCTTTTCGACGCGCCGAACCCGCCCGATAGTGCTGCGAGCTTGGCGTCCGAGTAAAGGAACGCCTTCTGGATGCTCATGTCGATGGCAGGGCAGGCTTGAATGCGGTGCAGGGCTAAGTTGAGGTCAAGTTCTCCCGGTACGACACCCTCAACGACTTCGAGCTTCTCACCGCAGAGGGTGCAGGGAGGCATTTCAGATGTATTTCTTCGTCGGCCACGCCAGTATCCCGAGCACAATCACGAACACCAAGAACACCGATGCCTCATGGAATAGAAAAACAGCCATTGCCAGCACCGCCGCCATGAATAGCACTGCCAGAAGTCTACCCATTCAAATTCTCCCGTATCACCTCAAACACCGCTGCCGTCTTCTTGTTCTTCCGGTTCCGCCACGCCAGAGTCGTCGCGTTCTGCAACTCCCCCCTGCACCTGTCGCACCTCAACTGCTTCCAGTTCCGCTTCTGAAATATCTCCCCGCACTCCGCCCGCCCCTGCTCCTCGTACTTCCACCCCTCACACTTTCCGACCGTACTTCGCGGTGTACTGCCGGAGCGCGTCCCGGATAAGCTCCGAGACTGGGTTCGCTTTGTCCGCGAGCGCGCAGAACTCTTTCCACTCGTCGGCTGCAACTCTGAAGCAGATGCGAATGCTGCTCTGTCCTGCCTTGATTCTTCGGAACACCCACCACCATCCTGTGAGACGGACTGAAACGAAGTGTCGCACACTTCCTTGGAATTGCAAGGAAAATCTATGGGGTGAGGTGTATCAGTTAAGACGGCGGGCCGGATTTCGGCTGCTTCCCCTGCCGTGGGGTCTGGGCCTGGCAGAACAGCAAGTGCAGTGTTATCTGACGGCTGCCGATAATCAACAATATGTTGCTCGGAAACTCCATCTCTAATAGCGACAGCAACTTGCGCATTGACAGGTAGGCCAGTCAGGGCCAGTGTTATGTTGCTAGGCAGATGCTTGGAGTCAGCCAACAACGCCCGTTTCTTCTCTTCCTTAGCCTCATCCTTCCAATAGCTTACGACATATTCCTGAAATACACGGTGAGCGGCGATGCGTGTGCTTTCATCTTTGGCGTCGGTCGTAAGCTTAACCAAATGGTTCAGTGAACGTCGATACTTACGAAGGGCTTCCGTTTCAATCAACTCTAGCTTATTAGCACGGGAAGCGAGGTTGAGAGGAGTTCTGGGCATGGCACGGCGTTACGGTGCTGGATTTAATCTCTGATGCTTAGAATGGGCATTGTGGCGAATGGCGGTATTTGATTCTGTAGGACGGCGATGAAGGTCGGATTGAAACTCCAACTGCATTGTTCAAAGGAAGATAAGCTAGTTAATGCAGGATTGCAAGCTATTTCGTGCGGACTCGCCACGCCCTCCGCTTGCGCCAGCACGCAAGCCAGTAGAGAGTCGGGGAATCAAGTATTGGCGATTTCCTAAACGTGTGCCGTCTGCGCTCCCGCACTCCCGCAGCACGCTCCCAGCAGCAAACACAAAAGAGTGAGTTTCATGGGCGCACCTCGCAAAGCTTTTTATCTAGCACGCGCATCTCTACCGCGTCCATTGCGGCAAGGTCTGTTTCAAATTCTTCGCTCATTCCAAAATCCGTGACCCCATGCACCCAATCATTACGACCCATATTTGCATAGCCCCACCAACTTTCCCCGATGCCTTCAACGCGGCCAACGATTAAACCGCTTGAATTACAAACGATGTCAAATTCCGGATAACTGCCGATGCTCTTATCCGCCCAGTGTGCATAGCTCATGTGAGAGGCAGGGCGCGGAAACTTCAGGTCATGGTCAGCGCAAGCCCCACAGCACAGCAAGCAGATCGCTAGGGCCAAAAGTTTCATGGGCGCTCCTTGTGTTGCGTCGTAGGGACATTCTTACCCGCGAGAGGCCCTCTGTATATACGGCACGGCTGCCCGATGCCAGCCCCGCACTTCGGGCATGGATTCGCTCGCATTAGAGAACGCTTGACTGCTTGTTCTTGTTTGGTGAGGCCGTTCATCGTCCTTCCTCCGTTTCGCGCGCCCGCCGCTCACGTCCGATTTCTATCCGGCATTGAAAGCAGGTTTTCGGTCGCCACCTACCGCTCGCGATGTGTTTATCATGGCGTTTCTGCATCTTGATTCGGAAGCGTTCGTGCCGCTCGATTTGAGCAAAGATACTTTCGCGCTTCATTTCGTGCCCTCCGTTTCGCGCGGGGCCAGCGCAGCCCGCCCGGCAAACAATATCTTCAGCAAGATGACAGGAGCGGCACAACCAAACAACCTCGAACCTTTTGGAGTAGTCTTTGTGGTGAGCTTCCGGCTTGCAGACAAGTCCGCATTTCGTGCAATGGTCGGGACGAAACATCCCGCGATAACGTATTGCTTTGTATATCGCACGGCGCGCCCTATGCGCTTCACGGTTTCTTACTTTCTCATTCCTGCGATGAATCGCTATTCTTTCAGCGTTAGACTTCCTCCAAGCTCGGTTGTATTCCGTTGTGTTCATCACGGTTTAGAACTCTCCTCACGCACCTGTGGTGCAGCCCGCTCTGGTAAGCGCATTCTAGTTCGCACGAACTCGATAATCTCCTCTCCCTCTTGATTCGTAAACTCCATGCCAATCATTGACTCAACTGCGCGCCGCACGATGTTCTGCGTTCGTATCTTGGGCACCTGTGGTGCAGCTAATGTGAAGCGGCCCTTGAGCGCACGGATTGCTTCGTTAATTTCTACTGTGCCATATTTCTTCCTGAATTCGCGATGACCTTCTTCGCAGGGAG